ATTGGCCCCGAGCCAGGACCAGTCGTAGATGACTTCTTGGACGGTGATTGATGCCAGCTCGTAGAAGTCGCCCGCGCCCATTGACGTGCTGGAGCACCTGATCACTGGCGCAAACGATGTCGCGGTGGCGACCCAGTCGACCGTGTTGCTACCGGCCGTCATGGTGTTAATCAGCGTTCCGCTCGTTCCTACGTCACCAGCAACCGTGTTGAAACCAAGACGGAGCGTGATGGAGGTGGGCGGGCGCAGCACGTTGACGGTGACGCGATAGGTTCTTCCGACGACCGTCGTAATCGCGCTGGTCAGCCCGATCCGCACGTCGCTCGTGCCGCCTGATCCGTTGGTAATCCGTGCGCCGCCAGTGACCGAAGAGAAATAGGTTGGCTGGTTGGTTGTCGACGCAGCGCTTGTTGCGACGATGAATCCTGTCTGGCCCGATGCGAAGCTGCTGTTCGTGACGCTGTTTGCCCCCAGCGACCACGGTAGAACCCCAGGCGGCACAGCGCTGACCGGGATCACCGCCAGCGCCGGCTGCTCCAGATCCTGCGGATAGACCCAGGGCTGGGTCATCGCCCGGTCGCGGAAAGCAAAGCCGTTCTGCGTCGGCCTGCCGGAGATCAGGCCGCGGCCAGTGGTGCGCAGGGCGGCAATGGCAATGGCTTGCGCGGTCAGGCGCCGACCCTGCCCGGAGCGAAAGCGTGCGCGCGAGCGGTTGGCCATGGTTTTACGCCCCAGTTCCGCCCGTGTACTTGGCAGTCGCAGTCACGTTTGCGGCAGTGATCAGGCGCAGATGCGTGGCGCCAGACGTCGGAGTGATCGCTTCGGACGTGCCGGGCAAGATGTCCATCGCAGTGTCGAAACTGATCGACATGCTGCCGTCACCGAAGGCAACCGCATAGACAGTGCTGCCCGAGTTGGTGAAGCGGATCACAGACGATCCCGAAGGCAGTGCTGTCGCAGCCGTGCCGCTCGAAGTCACTGCGACAGTGACGGTCGATCCGACCGGACGAAACGATGACGTCGCGGTCAGCAGCGAAGTGATGTTCGAGGCCACCCGCTTGATCAGCGCGATCAGGCTGAACGAGCCGGTGTCAGTCGTGGCCACCGAATCGCCCTGCACACCCATTGCCTGCGCAAACGTGCCATCGCTGGCAAGCGTGACCGCCAAAGACTGCGCAGCCGGCTTCGCACCAAGGCTTGCCGGCAACTTGCCGTCGATCGAACTGAGCGAGGTGACACCGGGGCCATCCGTGGCCAACGTAACGCGCGTGGTGCTGGAAGTGACTGCCCCGCCGCCCTGTTGTGGTGGCGAAGCGGGCTGCCGATCGACGAGCGACGTGATTCGCTGCAGCAGACGCTTGATCAGACCGATCAGCGAAGAGTCGGCAGTGTCGGTACCCGCTGCTGCCGCGTCGGTGGCGCCGATCCGGTCGCGGATCTGCGTCTCCAGATTGATCTGGGTCGTCTGGTTCGTCGCCGAAGCGCCGCCACCAGCAGTCTGACCGGGCAGATCGTCAGTGGTCAGTGCGCGCCACGCACCAATCGTCTTGTCGAAAATGTTGCTCACGATGCACCTCGTCAGTTCTGCTGCTGGTCAGCCCCATTCGGGGGCGGATTATCACTCTGCTGCTGTGTGGCCTTTGCGGCAGCGCCGAACACAAGACCAAGTTCTTCCTTCATGCGCTCTTCACGCGAACGCTGCTTGAACAGCCGCCTGTAGTCCTCACCAAGTCGGGCCGCCTCTTTCTCGTATGTGGAAAGCCCGTTGTCGATTCGCATGACAGCGGCCTGCGTCTCCTTGTACTCGTCGATCTGGCCACGCGACGCGCCGATCCAATCACACGAGAGCAGCGCCTCACGCATCACGGGGTCGTAGAAGATCTCGGAGCCGACGCCGCTGGGAAGCGGCACGTTTCCGGCGTTGATCTCTTCTTCAAGCCACAGGGCATACACAGCCGATGCGAAGCGGTCTGCGACGACCTTCTTCCGCGACTGCATGTACTTCCACGTCTCACCCATCGACGCGCGAGCGGACGAGTAGTTCGTCTTCGTGTAGTCACGCGAGAACTGCTCGTAGCTCAGACCAAGAGCCGCCGCGACGTGGCGAAGCAGTGATTGCTCGAAATCAGTTCCGACACCGCCAGGCGTGCCCATCGGCTTCAGCGACAGCTTCGTGCCCGGGAACAGGTGCGGCATCTTCACGCCGTCGATCGCAATCGAGTTCGTCGCACCGACGTACTGCTGCAGAGCCGTCATGTACTGGCCGAGCATCGCCTCGAACCCGGGGCCACCGGCACCCATCGAACCGAACACGACCTCGCGGGGAAGTTCCGACTCGACTGCGGCGGCATAGGTGGCATTGACGACTGCGTTCTGCAGAACGACGTCTTGGAACTTCTTCGTCATGCGCATCTGCTTCAGCACCGCGACCATGTCGCTGACGCCACGCGATTGGCCAGGCTGCAGTGGCTCGTAGATGTGCAGCACTTGCAGACGACCCCACGGCTTGCGCGCATCGATCCGGCGCCACGAACTCACACGCTCATCGTAGAACTCGCTCGGGTGGGCCGAACGAATCCAGAAGGCGATCGCCTCACCGAACTCGTTCAGAACCTTGCCCCTGCGCAGGTAGCGAGAGTCGGCTTCGAGATCGGGATTGGACAGACGTGACGGACTGATCATCTGGACAGCCGTCGAGAACGGGCGGATCTGCTGCCGAATCCACTCGACGGTTCCGAGCACCTCGCCAGTGATCACGAATCCGGTCACGGCCAGGCGCGTCAGGCCAGTGAAGTCGAGGTTCCGCGCAGCGTCGAACCAGCACTCATGACTGTTGGCGAGCAGGTTGAAACGGCTCTCCACGACGCGCTGGAATTCCTCTGCCCATGCCTCGTCGAAGCCGAGCAACTCGTAATCGGGCTGCGCGTTCAGCCGGTACTGTGCACCGACGATCGAGTCCCGATGCGTCTGCACCGCACCGAGCGCATAGCCGTCGTTCTGGATGCTGTCCCGTGCACGCGCATCGGCCATGTCCTTGACCGGATGCAATTGCTGATCCGGCGAGATGACCTGTGGGTTCCACGAGAAGAGTTCGCGCGAGTTGCGCTCGGCACCTTCGAGGCCGCCCCCGATCGCCTTGTGCCTCACCGGCATGGCCTCAACGACAGTCGGCGTTGACATCAGACAGTCCCTTTCGTCACCGGGGCGTCACCTTCGACAACGCTCCCCTTGAAGATCAATCGAGTCCACGCCATGTAGAGCGGGACATCCTCACCACCGTCGATGGGCTTGAAGGACCACATCCGCATCAGCCCGGTATCCGGATCGATGACGCCCCAACCAGAATGGAACGGGCTGAAGCTGTAGCGGCTGGCCCTGCGCCACACGTACGACTCGACGCCCATGAGACGGAGCCTGCGGCGAGCACGCCACGTCTCGATCAGGCAGTTCGAGTAGTACGCGCGGCCCATCGAGCAGGAGTCAGAAGTAGAACGATGCCGGGGCGACGTTGATGGGAACACCGCTCGTCAAGCCGATCTGCCCCTGCAACTGCAGGATGTAGGCGTTCAGCCTCGACGCATTCGCTGCAGTGAACTCGACCCGGCTGCCGTCAACATCGACCACAACGCGCGGCATCGTTCCGGTCTGCAGCTTGTGATACGCCGCGACGGCTTCGTCCAGTTGTTGTTGAATCGTTGCCATTTTGGTGAACTCCAGTCAAGCCAAAGACTTCGCAAACTCGGCGAAGTTGTAGGCCGAGTGTACCTGCGCAGAGAATCTTGGGGCTTGTTCTTGTTGACGCACCAGATCGTTCTTCTCGTGTACCGCAGCCCACCCAGGCGGATTATTCCAATCCAAGTGTTCAACCCGCAGCAGTTCGGACACGCATAGACCGATGGTCACGTAGGTCAAGTCCCAGTCTTCGTTTCGGCTGTTCGATGGGTTCTCCCATCCCTTGTCGGTTCGGATCTCACTGCACATTTCAGAGTAGAACGAGTCCGGCAGCCAGTCCGGAAACCGGACCATGCCCTTCCCGGGCTCGATGCAGTCGAGGCGGCCGTTCAAGTCGTCCTTCAGCAGATTCGAGTTCAGCAGCAGCACTGGAATGTCGCCACGGGCACCGGACTTGTTGTCCTTGCGGCTGCTGTCCGGGTAAGTGATTCGCGCTCGCGGATTGCCAGGCTTCGGGTCGCCTTTGTAGAGGATGAAGCGGCGGTGCTTGTTCTCTTCCACCAGGCGCCGGTAGAAGTTGTAGGCCATGGTTGTCACGCCATCCTTACCGCCCGAGTCGCAGACCGTGAATCTGATGCCCATGTGGGCACCACTTCCATCGGCGAGTTCGTATTCCTTCTCCATGACGTGTTCGATTAGTTCATCCCAATCTTCGAGATAGGCATGCGGCTTCACCCATAGCGGATCGCCTTGGTCATCGCTACGTTTGGACTTGCGAACGTCATAGCGATCAATGACAAGCAAGTCGAACGGCTTCCCGGGAATGATCCCGTAGATGTTGACCCGCCACATGTTCTTCTGCACGTCCACGGCAGCGATCAGGAACCGCACTTCAGCCGGCACACGACGCTCGGCCAGACCCTTTTCAGCACGGGCCTTGAGCACTTCAGGCAACCGCGCTTCCGCTTGATTGCGCGGGATGTATGGCATCCCGAGGTTGTTGTTGTAGAACTTCCTGAGCGATTCTTCAGATCCGGTGCGCTCGAAGTCGTCACAGGCGTCGAGGTACAGCGCGACCAACTTCTTCCACGAGGTGAACGCGGCTGCCACACCCTTGAGCCAGAACGAGGCGATGAGCGTACGGGGCTTCGGACCGAACACGCGACCGGCCTTATCCACTCCCTGCCCGTCCTTCACCCATACGCCCCATTGCTGCATTTCCTCTCGTTCGTCGGGATGGATCTTGTGATCGCAGTGTGGACACTGCATGCGAACTGTCTCTGCGCGTTCGAGGTTCGTGAGTTCCGGCGCTTCCGTCAGCGTCACCCAAGTGAGCATAGAGAAGTCGCCCTCGAAGTATTCAGAGCACGAGGGGCAAGGCCAGTACCAACGACGACGATCACCGCGGTTGTATAGGCCGACGATTCCCTTGCAAGGAGGTGCTTCATGGGCGGTTCGCGGTATCCACTTCGGGTTCTCGATTTCCCTACTTGGTGACGACTCGGCCAAAGTCATTGCGTAGCGACCAAACGTGGTCGTACGTTGGCTGGCTAGGTCGAACGGCTCACCGTCACCTTCCACGTCATCGTCCATTCGATCGCGGTCGGTCAGCACCATGCGCGGGATCGGCTTGCCTGCAAGTTGCGACCGAGTTGGCCAGCCGAGGGTGAACAGCATGCCGTTCTGGTAGTGCTTGTCGAACGTGTTGTCGTTGCTGCCACCTGGGATCAGCATGCCGCCGACTTTCTCGGAGTAGTGGTGCAGACGATCGACGCGGCGCATCGAAAAGTCACGAGCGTCCAGCATCGTCGGACACACAAGCATCATGTCCATCGGCTCGACCATCACGCTGTAGGTCAGCGGTGCGAGGATGAGTGACTCCGTCTTACCGGCCTGAGCACTTCCAACGAAGACCATTCCGCTGTACTCGTGGCTCGTGAAGGTGTTCATCGGCTCGCGCATGTACGGAACCGTAGAAACCTTGAACGGACCAATGTAAGCACCGACGTTGTTCAGGTAGATGAACTTGGAAGCGGAGTCTGCGACCGAGAGTTCCTCAGGCGGCCTCAGCATCTCTGCCAAGGCAACGAAGATCTCGCCGACCGTCTTAAATCGTCTTGTCATCGTCTTCGTCGTCTGGGGCCACGTCGCCTTCCGGCGCACTGAACTTGTCCTTGATGCTGTGTTCGAGGTTCTTGAGCATCCCGTTCATCTGATCCTTGATCAGCTTGCGCTGCGCCTCCGTCAGTTCGATCTGCCGCTCCACTGCGTCGCTGGTAAGGCGAGCGGACATAGCGACCAGCTTGTAGAGATCGCCGACGTGCTCGATAACCTTGGTCGTAGGCCATAGGTCACCGGCCTCTCGGCGATACGCCTGTCGTGCCCGGAGCGCACCCCAGAACTCCTTCTGCAACTGCTTCGGAAGATCGACGGGCTTCATGGCAAGGATTGCCCGCTCGATCTCTTCTTTGTCGATGGGCGCCTTGATCAAGTACGGTGCCGCGTCCTTGATCAGATAGACGGGTGAGCCGCGCCGCGATCCGATCGGTGCGAGGTCGGCCAGTGCTTGCCCGGCAAGGTACGCCGTCGTGCCGAACAGTCGGGCTATCTGTGCAATTGTCGCGCCCTTGGCACAGAGAATCCCGATCGCGTCTTCTTCAGATCGCGACATCGCCACGTCGTTGTGTTCGCTTGCCTTAGCCACTGCATACCTCGGTGATGATTGCGTCTAACTGTCGCCGGGTCATGTATCCCAGGTTACGGATATGGCGACGGTGATAGGGCGGCAGTTCCCTGCTGTTGTTGCGGTAGTGCGCATACGTGACGTAGGAGACGCCCAGCACTCGGCACGCTCTCACTGGCTCCAGGCCAAGTAGCTGTTCGAACTCGACCAGGGTCTTGTTGACGTCACGCATGGTGTTCACTGAACATTTGCCAGCGACAGTATCACAAGTCCTTCGTGCCCCAAGCTGCCGGACATTTGCCCATCGGCTGTGCCAGAAGTTGTTCCATGATCTGCGCGAAACAAGCTAAGTGACTGATCTTCTTAGGATTGATGTGTTGCTACGGAACAACCCATGTACTCGGTCATGCCAAGAGATGTTTGTTGCAGCAACTCTAAGTGTTTGAATTTACGTTGCTTTTGCGTTTCACGGATCATCATCATCCGTCATCCACATGCATTCCTAAATACTTGATTCTTCGATGAATGTTCATCGACCATTTGTGGAACTGTGCCAGTGCTGTGCCACGATGTACCTTGGTATCTCCTTAACGGAGAAGCCAAATGGGAACCATCGTCAACAGGGGTGGGAAGTTCAGAGCACTGGTTCGGAAGGCCGGCCACCCCCAACAGAGCAAGACGTTCGAAACCGCCAAAGAGGCGAAGAAGTGGATTCGCGAAGTTGAAATGAATCTGGAAGCGATCGATGTATCGAGTCGTCGCTTGTCGCTGACACACCTCATCGATCGATACGCGACGGAGATCGGGCCGAAGCGCCAAATGGCCGCGTCTCATCTCGCCCATGACATCCCTTCAATCAAGAACAGGTTCGACGGAGTAACCCTAGCCGACCTTCATGGACGCGGCCTCATCGACTGGGTGCTCAAGCAGACTGATGTCAGTGGCAGCACTGCCTACTGGCACATAGCGCGTCTGTGCGGGGTGCTGAAGCAGGCCGAGTACCACTGGGGCATCGATGTGCCATGGAAGGACATCGAGCGGTCTAAGGCACAACTCTTCGACGGCGGCTACCTACGTCGTCCCAACGAGCGAAACCGCAGAGTCAGCAATGTGGAGTTGACAGCCATCAAGTCGAAGCTGGCCAAGCGGTTTCGTGGCCACGGCCCCGCACTTCTAGACTTCTGCCTATGGACGTGCATGCGGATCGGTGAGGTCTGCCGCATTACCTGGGACGACCTGAACATCGAGAACAGGACAGTGCTTGTCAGGGATAGGAAGCACCCAACGCGCAAGTTCGGCAACCACCAGCATGTACCGCTGCTACAGGGCTCGTTCGAACTGCTGTTGACCTTGCCAAGACAAGACAAGCGGATCTGGCCGCTCAATCCCATGTATGTGAGCAAGGTCTTTCACGACTCTGCCGTCAAGGCCGGTGTGCTGGACGTCGTGCTTCACGATCTGCGCCACGAAGGCATAACCCGCATGTTCGAGGCGGGGTTTCAGATCCACGAGGTTGCGCTAGTGAGCGGGCACCGAGACTGGAAGATGCTACGTCGCTACACGCATGTGCGGCCCGAGTCGTTGATCGAGCGGGAAAGGCAGCTACTTGCTGCGTAATGGAAGAGGGGGCCGGCAGCACGAACCGCCGGCCCCATTCCACACCCTACCAAACCCCGTATCACGCAACTGCCCGAAGGCGTGCGAACTCTACAGCCTCTTGGTGGAGTCGTCAACTCCGGGTGGAATCCAGGCGCCGAAGACCGTCCGTGCGCAGGCGCGCGAAGTAGGTTTCATGGACGACCTTGTCGATGACCAGAATCTTTCCAGCCTTGTACGTTGGCACTGGAAATGTCCCCATGGCGATCTTGTTCTTCGCTGTCTCGAACGTCACACCGTACATGTGGCATACATCCTTTAGAGCTATCCAAGGAAGATCTTGCTTCACTTCAACTCACCGAAGTTCTTGATCCGTTGAATCTGCTGGCTTCCGAAGAAATACCGGCCACCCTGACCATTGCTGAACGTCAGACGATACTCTCCACCCTTACGCTCCTTGTATTCATCGATGATCTCGATCGGAAGATCGATGCAGTCGTAACGACCAGGACCAACAGGGATCACAACGATCACCCGAGTTGACCTGTACTCGACGGGCACCGTGACGTTGAACTGATCTCGTCCGTTATCGGTTGCCAGACGCACCGACAATGGATAGACCGATCCGCGCAGCGTAGCGTAGAAGTCAACATAGGCCGCGCGTGGGTCACGCTGGCTTGGCTCGCCGCAATGTCCCCCTGCAAGCGCCAGCAAGCCCCATACGTAGTGAACGGCACCATCAGATTCGCGGGCGTGCAGCCTGCGTTCAGAACGGTCCAGTTCAGGCTGTATGCCGAACGTCAACCACGACTGATCAGTCTCCAGAAGGTCCGCAAGCATGGCCATCTTGTCAGGACGCGGCATTGCCACACCCTTGAACCATTTCGAGACAGCTTCTGCGCCAACGCCAAGCCTGTCGGCAATCATCTGCTGGCGACCCTTACCGGGATCAGGAATCAAAGACGATTCGTCGCATGCTTCCTTCAACCTAGCGACGAACGCTCGACGAAACTCTGCCGTCGATCCCAATTTCTAACCTCCGATGACGATGGAACATCGAAAGCTAGCATGCATTCATCTACCGGTGGTGGAATCTTCCTCACAAGTTATGCGGGATTTGCGACGACGTTTGGCAATCATCGACTTGAGCAACCTGTATGCAGCCTCTTCAGCGTCCCGCTTCTGCTCCTGAGCCTTAGCGATCGTCTCGTCAATCGTCATTGCAGCTATGAGCAAGAACACCACAACCTCGTTCCTCTGACCCTGTCGGTCGAGGCGCCCTATCAGTTGAGCAAACTGATCGCGCGACCATGGGATGTCGAAGAAGACGATGTGGTGGCCGCCAGCCTGAAGGTTGTTTCCGTGCCCTCCAGACTTCGGATGCATCAGCATCATCTTGATCTTGCCCTTGTTCCACGGCTCCTTTGTCTTGCCAGACTTGTCCCACTTGACTGCCTTCGGGAACGCTTTGACCAGTCTGTCGAGGGAAGACCTATGTTGATACGAGACAAGTATTGGCTTGCCGTTCAGTTCGTCCACGATCTGCCTGAGCATCTCGATCTTGTGATCGTGGATGTGATGAACTCTGCGCACTCGCACTAGGTCTGGCCGGTCGTCATCATCCGGGTCGTACCCTTCGGGTTCCTCAAGGACCGTCTCGTAAAGAACCCCGCTTGCCAGTTGACACAACTTCTGACTGAGTGCTGCCGCAGTCTCCGCTTCGATCTCATTGCCATCTGGCAGCTTCACCAGATAGTCATCTTGCAGCGCCTGGTACAACTCCATCTCGGACTGACGAAGCAGCACCTTCCTGCGAATGATCTGAGGGTCTTTCGTATCGAAGTGATCTTCTCTCTTCCTCACGACCGAAATGTCCGAGATCGCATTCAGCAACCGCACCGCAGCGTCGCTTCGAGGCTCCAGCTTGAAGCTGTACCTGTTGCTGATGAAGTATTCGTTCTGAAACTTCGTAACGTGCTTGCCGAAGCGTTGGCCGCAGTCTAAGAGAAAGGTCAGTGAGAACAACGACTCAAGACCCTCACTGAACGGTGTTCCTGTCAGCAAATACAGACGCTTGATGTACCCCTGCCCAAGCCTTATGCGCTTCAATAGATCGAACCGTGTTGACTTGTGCGATTTGAACAGAGAAGCCTCGTCAATGATGACAAGACGGTAGGGCCACTTCCGATCCCAGAACTCAACCAGCCACTCGATCGCTTCGAAGTTGGCAAGGTGGATCTGAGCCCGCGAACGGGCGAGTTCGTGGCGAATGCTTACCCGCATCGCTGTCTCTGCGCCACTCTCTTTCTCGCCGCGAAGCCTCGCTGCCTTCCTTGCAGCCTTCAATCGCGGATCGGCATCGTCTTCGCGAAGCACCGTGAAGTTCAGTGCTGCCAAGTGGCGCCAACTGCGAAACTCATCCGGCCAGGACGAAGCGATGACGGGAATGGGACCAAGGATCAGCACCTTGTCATCCATGCCGTCGCAGATCAGATCGTAGATCAGCGTTCCAAACGTAACGGTCTTGCCAAGGCCCATGCCGATGTAGGCAAATCCATACGGCATGCGCTTGAATGTCTCTACATCCTCGACCTGATAGTCGCGCATGTCCGAACGGTCGTACTGGACCAGTTCGAACTTGCGACGGATGCGATCATCGAAGGATTCCACGGGCCTGCTCCAGACTCGTGACCCAGTAGACCTCGGCGCCCTGCGCACGGATCTCCATCATTCGCCTCTTCTGTTGCGGAGTTGGTTCTTCACCCGGCCTCTTCACCTCGATAAAGACGGTTCTGCCTCGGCGCAGCATGATGCGATCGCATACGCCGCGCAGACCCGGAGAGACAAACTTCGCCTCCCACCATCCGCGCACCTGAGCGAAGTCGATGATTTCACTCTCGATGTTGCTTTCTAGCTCGTTCTTCTCTCTCACAGATCACTCACTTTCCTGCAGTTGCTACAGAGCCGCTGACCGATTGGAACAGAGTTCAACTCTTCCCATTCGATGCGGATGCTTTCCCGCGTCCTGCCGCAAAGCGCAACTCCCGTAGAAGCAACGACCTTATGCACGGTCTTTTGCTTCGGCAGCGTCCCAAAGAAGACACCTGACCGTCCACGCAGCTTAGGATCAATGGACCCGTAGCCAACGTCTTGAAGGATTGCGTAACTCTCACGGATGTACCAGGCCCGATCGAGGTCGGGCGGGCAGATATACCCTTCGGGCAACTCCATGATCGGCATCGCGCCTTCGGACCTCGGAACTTTCTTGTTGTCCTTCAGATACTGCAGCGCATCAGAACGCTGCGTGGACATGTACCAGCGAACAGCCTTCCCGATCGGCACACCGTCAATGTGTGCGCCGCCGTTCACGCGCCGAACTGTGACGAACTTACGAATGTCGTTGCACGAGTTGATCGTCGTTTCGATGGGAATGCCTTTCGACAAGAACAGAACCGCTGCGTCTGAGCAGATGTCAGAAGCCGGATTCTTCTTCAGCCCCATTGCTGCAGGCATCCCAGGCCCTCCGGTTGCAAACGCACCCTTGGTCTTGGCCTTGCCCTTTGTGTCAACGGCGATGTATGCATTCACGTCGCGGCAATAGAGTGCGGAGAACTGAGAGTCCTCCATGTTGAAGCCCGTGCGTTCCTCCCAGTCCCAAATAACATCAGTGTAGACATCAAGATGCTTGCGGCGCACGAGGTTAACGATGCCATCGGTGTTGGCACTGACGACCTTCACACCACTCTGCTCAAGCCGCTCGATCAGCATCAGCAGAGCAAGTTGCCCCGTAACCGTGGTCTGGATCATCAAGTTGGGCGAATACAGCACCGAGTAAGGCGAGCCCAGCTTTCCGAACGAACCGTTAAGCACGATCTTGAGCGACTCACTAGTGGTCTTGTCGCCCTTGCGCTTCGCTGCTACACGTCGCTGATAGATGCTGCTGTAGACATCGAGGAACGGCTGCCCGAGGTGCTCAGGGATCAAGCGGTTCTTGATGATGATGTTCGGGTAGTAGCTGGTGACATCAGGACCTGTCAGGACAAACTCATCATCGGAGCGGTAGGCAACGCTCTCTTCGCTGCTATGCAAGCCGCCGATGCCCATGCGGTAGACACTGCTGCCGATCTCGATCTTCTTGTCTGCTAGGTACTTCGGCATCTGCACGACGCCGGTCTGATCAACGACGAAAGGTGTCTTCCGCACCTCATGCAACACTTGCCTCATCGACTGAGTGTCGAAGCCCAACCACTTCGGCGGCTCGTAGTAGAAGACACCAGCATTGATCTCAGGCCTGTAGACGGGAGTCTTGGTCAAACGCTCGATCTCCTTGCGAATGACAGCCTCGGCAATCTGTGCGTCCGACTTGCTTCGCAGATCAACGCCGTACTGCTTACTCATGGCGATGCGTAGCTCGATCTGAGGCTGCAACTCGGAGTGCAGGTCCAGCGTCAGTTCAAGGTCGTTGCCGTGATACGAACGAATGACAGCACGGTCGTCGTCCGTCAGCACATGGTCGTGCTCGAATGGCAGATCCTGCATCCGCTTGCTGTGGAGGCGTCCTCCGCAGATCTTGAGAGAAGGCTTCGCAGCAGCGCCCGGGTTGACATCCATCAGGTCGATGGCATCGATGAATGACGGGACCTCTAGGTCCATGTTCCGAAGCCACTTCCAATGCGGCACACCCGTCAGGATCAATTCATCGCTGCATCGCTTCAGGAACTGATTCGTGACCGCGGGCTGCATCGCCACAACGATCATCGGAATGTCGTACTTGATGATGTTGAAGCCAACGATGCACCAGTTCCGCAGAACCTTCGCGATGCCCGCGCGATCGAGTGGATGACCCGGGTAGAACTCGAACACCTTCCGGCGCTCATCTTCTACTGACTGAAAGCCGATCGACCAGTAGTTCGAAAAGCACTCGGTATCGCATACGGCCCGAGGCCGATTCGATGCGTAATGAGGGGTCATGCTGTATGCCGGGCTTCGCGCGGCTCTCGGCCTAGCCCGCTCTCTGTTGCTTCGGTGGAGATCCCAATCGGACACCCGCCGAAGCACACTAGCCGTTCGGCCAGTGCGCTGCCATCACCGCTTGGTGAGTTCGCTCGGGCGCTTCCAGCCAGTCTTGCCGGTGGCCTTGCCCTTGTCGTCCACGTAGCCCACCTGGACGTAGTGGCCCTTCCCTCGGATCTCGGGCGGGCCGAGCAGCACCGCCTTCTCCCTGCCGCCGTTGCGCATATCGACCATGACCTTCGTGCCCTGCTTGCACTTTTCCATTTCCATGATGTTTCCCTTCAGGGTTGGTGAACGCCGCTGTACCGCAGCGGCTCCGGATGACCGGTCATCGTGACTTGCAAATGATGTTGTACGCGACGATTAGACCGGCACAGAATGCGAGGAAGTGCGACACCGCCGTTGCGTCACAGCCCATCGTCTTCGTCCCGATCGTTCCCGGCGTGAGACGAGCCATCTTGATCGGCTTCACCCCATGCGTCGCTGTCGTCGATGCGGCCATTGCCAAACGGCTTGTCGGTCCGGTCAAACTTGACGCCATTGAATCCGCAGCACAGACGCTTCGGATACGTCTTCGCCGACGCACGCGACTTGCCGTTGAAATACCAGGGGCGCAGCAGCACCGAGATCCACACGCCACCGAAGAACATCTCGTCGATCGCGTCCAGAGCGCCCTCGATGTACTCGTGATCGTGCGCACGCTCCGGATCGATAATCAGCCGACCGTGCTCGTCGCGTACGGCAGGCCGCCGCTTCTTGTCCGAGAAGTTGATCAGCCAATGGCCGTTGTATTCCTCCTTGTCCTTGTCATCACCGTTCTTGATGCACCGGAACTCGGGAGGGATCTTGACCTTCTCCTTGTCCATGATCGCGTTCAGGATCGACATGAACGCATCTTTCGCCTCGACATGCGTGGCCTTCGGGAGCATGGCGACGCCGCCCCACGACTTGCTCGTACCGCCGTTGTCGTCTTCCTGTTCCTTCTGCCGACCGAATGCCGGGTAGCTGACGCGCACCTTGTCGATGCGGATCAGCTTCTCACCACGGTCGTCCTCGAATACCTCGAAGTTCTTGCCCTTCTTGACGCTCTTGAGTGCCATATCACGATTCCTCGTAGTCATCGGTTGAATCGGCGAACGCAATCGCCGATTGGTCTTCCAACGCCGGCCGCTTGTCGTGAAGCGGAGCGAGCGTCGGTTTGCCGGGAGGCTTGCGAACGAGCCCATCCAGCAATTCGGGGAGATCTTTGCGACGGTGGCCAGCCTTGATCAACAGTGCCTCAGCCTCTGCCGGCGAGACGACCTGTGTGACCATCACATCCTTCTCATCACAGCCGTGCTTGATCAGATGCGTGGCGGCTTCATCGCGGTTCTTGAACACACGATTCGAGCGACCCTCGACAGCCTTGTAGCGAGTCATCGGGACACCGCTCAGAGCACGCCTCAGCAGTTCGTGATCCGCGGTCTTCCAGAAGCCCTCGACCATCCGCTTGTATGGACGCAGTCGTTCGAGTTCTTCGGTTGTCAGCGAGAGAGGATCGACGGGACTGACACTGAGAAGATCAGCCGCCAACTCCTGCTTGAACTCGCGAATCTCTTCTGCCGTCGATTCGGCAAACGCTGCATCGGTCTGATCGGCAACCAGGCGCAACTGCATGCGTGCATTCGCAGCACACGTCTGCTTCACCTTGCAGAACTGGCATGCCTTCGGATCGGGTGTTCTCGGCGCATCCAGCTTCCAGGCGGCCTTTGCACGTTCGCGGACATAGCCCGCAAACTCCATCAGGTCGTCTCGCGAGCACTCCCATTCGTCGAAGTGGTCGAGGCGCGGCTGGTGGATCGCAAGGCGGAAGCGACGCATGTCGTACTTGCCGCCAAACGCCTTGTCGTGCTTGTAGACAAGGCCAAGCGCATACAACATGGCCTGAGTGTTGTTCTGCGCATAGACCATGACCCCTTTTCCGAACTTGTGGTCGATGACGTTGACGTAGTCGCCGTCGATCGACGCGAAATCGAGTGTTCCGCCCTGATTCGGTATCGGGGTCAGTCGGGAGAAGTCCACGCGCTGCTCGGTCATCTGCAGGCCAGGCAGCAGGATGCAGCGATCAACTGACTCCTGAACGTAGTCGATCATCTGATGATCGACCGTTATGGCGTAACCCCATGTGCCCGAATAGACGATGTAGGTCTTGCCGATCATGTGCTTCGGCTTGCGTCGCAACGTCAGCCACGCCTCTGCGACTTCATGTGCGACGGTCCCGTAAGCCGCCTCGATCGTCCCGTCGTCTTGCGCCAGGATGTTCGGTATCAGCGAGCCCGAGCACACCAGCCACATGCTGCTGGAGGATGGCCCAAAAATTGAGTGGCCGCCGTTGTTGTAGGCCGCCGCGATGGCATTGAGATCGAAGTTCACTTTGCTGGCAGTGCCGGGGTCATATCATCCACAGTGAAGTGTGATCACACGGCCAGCGAAGTGCCCCGGGGCAGCGGGGAACACTTCAGACGCATGGAGTGATCAGATCCCTTCGTCCGCTTCCATAGCCTTCTTCGCCGCCTCGTAGACGGCATCGATCTTGTTGTCGGGGATCTCGGCCATCTTTGCCACGCCGCCCGTGTCGCGGATGATGCCCTTGGCCGCGTCGGCGCCCTTGGCCTCCTTGACCTCGTTCAGTGCCGCCACCATCTCTTCGCGGCTGCGCTCGCTCTTGGGGGCGGCCTTCTTCTCGACGGCCGGCGCAGCCGCCTTCTTCTCCGGTGCCGGGGCCGGCGCGGTCTTCTCGGCGGGGGCCGCGGCGCCGCGCGAGGTGAGGTGCTGCTGCAGTTCGGCTTCGTTGGCGAAGGTGTAGGTCAGGGTGATGCTCATGGATTGCTCCGTACTAGGTGATGCCCTCGTGATGAACACTGCCGAATGGTGGGCGCGTCACCCGACAGTGGAATCGCGATGATACGCGATGAATGGTGGTCAGGTACGCTCGTCGTTCATCTGCTGAACGTAGGGAAGGAAGTTGGGCGGCTTCCAACCCTCGGGCTTCTGAATCTTGCCGTTCGCATCGCGCTTTGCGACGCCATTCGGGAACTTCGCCAGGTTGGATCGTGCACCTTCGCGCCATGCCGCACTTGCGCTGATCGAGACGGAAAGCATGAGTCCCATCGCGACCCAACTCACGTCGAACGCATCGTCCAGCAGATTGGTGTGGGTGCAGCGCAGGACATCGCCCATGTGGAAGCCCTGCTTCATCTCGCTGGACAGAGCCTTCAGATCCGAGATCAGGATCGTGTAGCGCGAGCGCCCCAGCGTATCAACCGAGCCGGCCTGCAGCGTGCGCAGCATCTCGGCCACCTCTTCGAGCACCAGGCCCACGTACAACGTGGCTTGTTGAGCATCGAAGATGTTGGTCTTCTGCCCGCCGATACGCATGAATTCCTGCACGACTTGCATGGGCGGCAGCCTGTGATGATCGATCATCGGAATCTCCGTTGATGAGGGGTGTCGGTGCGGTGGACTGTTCCACAAAAGGTGCAAAACGTCAACATTTTTCGCATACACTGGCCGACGACTCAGGACAACGAGTGAGAGGTTGACGATGCGATTCCCACCATGGGTCCGGCTCGCCAAAGGGCCGCAGAAACAGGCCGAGGCGCGGCTGCAGTACCTGATCCACATGGCTGCTCTGCAGACCGCGAAGGGCGGGAGTCTATCCGTCTTCGCGAAGCTGGTCGGCGTGGACCGCACGCTCATCTACAAGTACATCAAGCGGGGCACGTTCTCGCTGCCAACCGCGATGAAGATCTCAGCCTATGTCGGGGAACACGTACTCCCGCACAACGCACTCACCGAACCCCTGAGCATCGAAGCCGACCAACAATGACCTACATCATCTCCTTCGTTGGGAGATGGCCAGGAGACGCAGCATGAAAGGCCCCTTCGCAACAGTCGGGGCAAAGCTGGTCATCCTCGGATGGTCCATCGTCCCAATCCCACAGGGCGGCAAAGGCCCGAAGGTCACCAACTGGCAGGAAGTCGCCCCGTCCTCGCCGGTCCAGTACCAATCCTTCCTGCACGGCACGCACAAGGTCGAGCACAACGGTCGATCGGTGACGCTGCCGAACGTCTCCAATGGCGACGGCATCGGCATCCTCACGAAGCACACACCGGCCATCGACATCGATTGCCTGGACGAGCGCATCTGCGATGAGATGGAACGCTTCATCCGTGACAACCTCGACGATGCTCCGCTGCGCATCGGCAAGGCACCAAAGCGGCTGCTGGTCTTCCGCACCGACCAGCCATTCACGAAGATCGTCTCAGCGTCGTTCATCGACCCTCAGAACCCGCGTCGCAAGGACGGCAAGCCGCTCAAGCAGCGCGTCGAAGTGCTCGGAGAGGGTCAGCAGTTCGTCGCTTATCACATCCATCCGGAGACGCTGAAGCCTTACACCTGGCCCGGCGACTTCGAAGAGCCGCTGTGCATGGATGTCAGCGAGTTACCCACGATCGATGCCGATCAGGCCCGGGGTGTCTGCCGCGAGTTCGAGCGCATCTGCTTGGAGCGGGGCTGGACGAAGGTCGGCGATGCAGACGATGGCTCTAGCAGTGGGGCGGGTGACGTGCTGGCGCTGCAGATGCCGCCAGAAGAGTCAGATGCCGAGGTCGAGCGGGTGTGTGAGGCCCTGCAACACATCAGCCCGGACTGCTCGCGCGAGGAATACCTCGACGTTCTCGCGGGTCTGAAGTGGACCGGATGGATCTGCGCAGAAGAGTTGGCCCAGCAGTGGGCAGAGAAGTCAGAAGAAGGCAAGTACGACTCTCGCGACTTCGCTCGCGACTGGAGATCGCTCAAGCGTGAGAAAGGCACGAAGACCGTCACGCTCGGGTCGCTGTTCCACCTGGCCAAGGAAGCTGGATGGGACGCTTCGCGCACACCCGTGCGAGACGAAGAGGCAGAGCGTCAAGCCTATGAGGACATCTCGGCCGCTATCGCCACGTCTGATGCCACGCGGGACGACCGCAAGGTCTTGATCGAGCGTATCGCCGAAGCCCAGCTTGAGCCCATGGACGAAGCCGTGCTGGCGCGCGAACTGGCACGCAAGTGCAAGATCGGAATCGCCGATGTCCGACGCTCGATAGCGATGGCGCGCAAGAAGAGTCGCGAGCATGGGGAGCCCACTCACGCGAACTACGCTCGGCGCTTGCTGCAGATCATCGAAGAGAAGTCTGGCGTCGATGCTGTTGGCGTCGAAGGCAAGCTGTGGGTCTACGACAAGCGAGATCGTGTGTGGGTCGGCAAGGCGCCGAACGAATTCGAGGTTGAGGTTGCCCGTGAGTTCGATGGCATGGACAACTGCAACCGTCGCACCGACTACCTGGCGATCGCCAATCACGCCTACTCGATTGCTGCCGAAGGGAACGAAGAGTTCTTCGAGCAGGCTCCTGTCGGCATGGCCTGCGAGAAGCGGTTCTACAAGATCGAGGGTGGCGTTGTCCTGAAGGAAGAACTCGGTGCCCATCATCGGCAACGTGTTCTCAGTCAGGTCGTGCCTCGTGTTATGCCCACGCCACTGTGGGACAAGCTGATGGCCGCAGCGTTCGACGGCGATGCAGGACAGGAACAGGAACATCTGCTCGAAGAGTATGGAGGCGCCTGCCTTCTCGGCGTCGCCTGCAAGTACGAGAAGGTGCTGTTCATGAAGGGCAAGGGGCGTGCCGGCAAGGGCACGATCATGAAGATCATCTGCGCGATGCTTCCTGCCAATGCGATCGGCTCGATCTCACCGGACGTGTGGTCGAGGGAGTATTACCTTGCTGACCTGGCCGCCAAGCGCATCAACGTCGTCGGCGAACTGAGCGACGAGGTGCCGATCGACGCTGCCGCATTCAAGCGCGTCACCGGACGCGATCCGCTCACGGCTCGGCGACCGAATCACATGCCCTTCCAGTTCCGGTCATCTGCTGGGCACATCTTCAACGCCAACAACTTCATCTTCACTCGCGATCACACCGAGGCGTTCTATACGCGATGGCTGCTGATGGAGTTCAGGAACTCGCTGATCGGCCGGGACGATGACATTGACCCTGACCTAGCCGAGAAGATCATCGCCAACGAGTTGCCCGGCGTGGCTGCCAAGTTCATGACTGGCGCGAAGCGTCTGCTCGAACGTGGCCACTTCGTACTGACCGGCCCGCATCACAAGCTGATGAGCCAGTGGCGCCATCGCAGCAGCACGCTCATGGAGTTCATCTACGACCGTGACGTCTGCGTGATCGGTGAGTTCCCTGGTGTGGATCTGCACCGGGCCGCGTTCTACGTGGCCTACGCATCGTGGTGCCGTGAGTCGAACCGCAAGCCGCTGGGCAAGCAGAAGCTGTACGACGAGATGGAGTCGGAGATCGTCCGGTCCATCGGAGTGCGCTTTGCGATCAAGAGCGGAGGCGTCGTGCTGATTCGAGGGGTTGCCCTGCGGTCGATGGTGTTTGCCGGTGAAGTCGATGGCTTCAAGGAAGAGGATGACGAGTTGTGAGCGGCGCGTACTACAACGAGATCGACGAGTACACGGCCGAGTGGTTGCGCCGCCTCATCCGCAAGGGGTTGATCGCTCCCGGTGATGTTGACGAAAGAAGCATTGAAGATGTCAGACCAGATGACCTTCGAGGATACGATCAGTGCCACTTCTTCGCCGGAATCGGCGTCTGGAGCCACGCACTGCGACGGGCCGGCTGGCGCGATGATCGCAAGGTCTGGACAGCAAGCTGCCCGTGTCAACCTTTCTCCGCGGCAGGCAAAGGAGATGGGTTTGCTGATGAGCGGCATCTTTGGCCAGCCCTCTTTCACCTCATCTGCGAGTTGCGACCTGACACGGTGCTTGGAGAGCAGGTTGCAAGCAAGGATGGCCTCGCGTGGATCGACCTTGTACGCGCTGACATGGAAGCCGAGAAATACGCCTTCGGGCAATTCGATCTCTGCGCTGCGGGCGTCGGTGCTCCGCACATCAGACAGCGGCTGTACTGGGTGGCCGACTCCAGCGTCTCGCGACTGGAAAGACAGCGGTTGCGACATCACTCCGCGTTCGGACAACGGGCGCCAGCGGTTCGATCAGTTGCCTCGGGTGGCCAACCTGGCGGGCTGGCCGACTCCAACAACGAACGACTCTATTCGCCACCCTTCGCAGACTTTCACAACAAAGAACATCACACTCAATCACGCAGTGGTTCTTTTGCAGAAGGCGCGACTAACGGCTTCTGGAGAGATGTTGACTGGCTTGCCTGCCGGGATGGAAAGTGGCGGCCAGTTGAATCCGGAGCATTCCCGCTGGCTCATGGGGCTGCCGCCCGAGTGGGACGACTGCGCGCCTACGGAAACGCGATCGTCGCGGAAGTCGCGGCACAGTTCATTCTCGCTTACAGGGAAGTGCGGGATGGGCCGGACGAACTCTGAAGACGAACTCTAATCCACAGAATCAAGTTCAATCCAATGAATCAAACGGCCGCCTTCGGGCGGCTTTTTTACGTCTGCTCGACGTTGCTGCCGTTGGGCCGAAGTGTTGCGACAAATGACGAATTTGCGCAACAAAATTAGCACCCCTTACCCCCGCCGTTACACATGATCATCCCTCAATCATCGACTCGATCATCTCGCAACAAAAGTCGCATTTTGATCCGATGGTTTGGATTCACGTACTTTTCATGCTTACTAGCTGACTGTTTCTAGGGGGGGATGGGGGGTTAAGAGAGAATTGCTGCTTAATTTTGCAGCATTCAACAAACTGTAGTGTTCATTGAACACAACTTTGTTACAAAGTTACAACTAAAAACCTAATTTCCTTTATACCCCCAGGGGAGGGGGTAGAAATCGTCAGAAGCACAGTACCCGAGATCAGTCGAATCCATTGGACTGAATGTCAATCCGTGCGTTTAGCGGCCAATCCGTTGGACTGGATGCGCGTCTGCATCCGCCAGACCGACACCCGGCTCGGGCACCATCGGACTCGAATCGCGCGTCGAACACCATGTGGCGGGCCATCGGAATGGTCGCGTTGCAACTTTTGATTCAATTTTTCATAAAATGATGAATTTTGATAGAAAATTTCAGGCGATCGGGGCTCTGCGCACCCCCGATCGGCGGCCTGACCGGAGAGGGACCCATGCCATGTGATCGATAGTCATAGGAATCGCTAGATCAATCGCTAGGCCACGCAATCGGGCTAGGTGAGGGTGCCCTACATGCCATGTTGCCCGATCGATCCTAGGCTGTTTTAATCGGTCGACCCCTGCCATCCCCTGCCCATGGCGAATTAGTTCAGCCCGCCAGCCCGCTAGCCATGCCAGCCCGCCAGCCCGCCAGCCCGCCAGCCCGCCAGCCCGCCAGCCCGCCACCCCGCCAGCCCGCCAGCCCCAGAAACGACAAAGCCCCCATGCGGGGGCCTGCTGGCTGTAGTGGGTCAACCCATGCGAACTAATGCACGGGCAGCCTAGAAACGACAAAGCCCCCATGCGGGGGCCTGAGTTGTCTAGTGGCTTATCGGGTCAACCGTCGAAACGATAGTCAGACTGTAGACTTCCCCAAGTAACCCGCCATGAATAAGAAGCCCGGAGTTCTTCGATATATCCAGTCAGTGTGTCGCGAAGGTCCGATTCGTCGGTATCGATACCGGCTTCCCGATCATCGTCAACCCGGCTATATCCGATCCATTCGGAATACAGCCGGTCAAGCTCGGCCAGTGTTTGTGCGGATGCAAGCTCGGCGCGCATGGCACGAATCTCTGCCCCCGGGGTCGACCGATCGATAAAGAACCGATCCGGCTGGCCATTCATCGTCACGCCATCTCGATGGGTCAATCCGATGCAATAGCCATTCGGGGTGTAGGTGATATGCCATTGTCCGAGGCTGTCACATGAGACGACATAACCCGGGTTCTCATGGCAGACACGATATCCGGCTTTCACGGCTGCCTTGATTTGTTCGAGTGTCATTCGTCGGCCCCCATTTCAAGCCGGGCGATGTCGGCAGCATCTTGGCAGACAGCGCGGGCATTCATCCCCCGGGCTTGTGCCCATTCGAACAATTCACGCCATGCTGCACGGGCAACCCGACGAGCGTGCCCACGGTGGCACCCGTTAACGCGATCGATATAGCGCTGTTGTGCTTGGATAAGTGTCATGGGTTGATACCTATCGTATGGGGGTCAGTTGAAGACGCGATGAAACCCGCGAGCAGCAATACAGATGCCACTAGGATTGATTGCAGCGTTTCGGACCGATCCGGCGGGGAGCCATTCCGGCGCATCGATGCACCCACCCATGGAAAGTACGTCAAACCCTTCCCGCATATCGTCGATTGCGGGGTAAATGCAATCATTCATGAAGTACGCGGATTCTTCCGAAATGAATTGCTTGTGATCGATGGTGGGCATGTTGCGTGCTCCGGTTCAGGTTGCGATGGTGCAATCCTACTCCGACACTGCGCCCCAGTGTCATGCAAAAACGCAATCGGATGTTTGCATCCGTGCACGCTTGGCGCCCTGGGCACGTCAATCGCGATCGGTGAGCACGCCCACGATTGCCCGCATCTCGGCATGGTCCGGCCCCACCACCCACGCGAGGATGATCCCAACACCTAGCCCCTTGAGCACGTCGGCGGGTGGCATGCCAGACCATAGGCGCAGGGCGCATGCCACGATCGCCCCGACCATGACAAGCACGCATGCCCCTAGGCGGAGCAGGAAGACCGTAAAGCGGGTCATTTGAAATGCACCCGTTGGCGTTCCATGGTTTCGACAAAATCCCCTAGAGACTGCACCCGGTAAGATCCGCGCCAGTAAATGACAGTGGGTGCGTATGTATCGCCCGCGTTCAAATAGGTAGCCCACTCTCCATCGGTCGATTCCGCACCTTCCACGCCATGCAAACCGGGTTCGATTGAATTCAGCACGGTAAGCCTGACATCGTACTTTTTCGGTGGGTTATAGCATTCTCGAATTCTGGCTACTGCCACCGGATGAACGCTCAATTCGGCCCACCCCATAGAAATGATTCTTTTAGCCTCCCTCGGATTGGAGAAAACATCCGATAGGGTTTTGATGCTGGGCGTGCGCATTAAAAGTAATCCTTTTGCAGACTGTGCGAACCGAATTCGACATACGGGACATTCACACAATCGATGCCGTAGTCAAAAAGCCCCACCCCGTGCCCCATGGATTCCATGGCGCAATAATGTCCGAATTCGGAAACCGCTATCGGGTTTTGCTTCAGGGCATCCGCATAAAGCGTTTCGACCGGCTTGCCATTGTTGGAACTCTCAAGGTCGAAAATCAGAGTGTCGGCAGCATGCCATGCTGCGGGGTCGAATTCGGACGGGATTAGGTTCAGTATTTCCCGGCCCGACAGAATGCGGGCATTTCCAGTTTCCTCGCATTGGTCTGCCCAAGCACTCGCAAAGAATGCCCGGGCCATGAAATGCCGAATGGTTTCTCTTGTGAAATGCGCACCACTAGGGGCCATCCCAATTTGTTTTAGTGTTTTCACGATTGATTAGCTCCCAATGTAGAAAAGCCACCCGCCATCGATTGATTGACCGATTCTGGAGGGGATTAGCCCATCTTCCATCTGTGATTGAATCTCCCCCCATTCCCCATCGGTCATTCCGGGCCGGATTCCGCATTCCCGAATATCACCTGCCACCCATTGAATGCATAGCGCATTCAATTCGGCATCAGACCATGCTGCTATTTCCTCGCGAGACCATCCGCCCGAATCCCTGACGAAAGCCCGGAATGCCTCGCGCTGTTCATCGGTTTGCAGTAGTGGCCAATCGTCGGAATCGTCGCATGCTGCGCGCCAAGTATCCGGCCCTGCATTCTGGCCAATTTCTGCCACGGATGCCGAGTAATCCATCGGCGCGGCTTCGTTGACGAAACGGGTAATGTCCAACTCTGTTGGGCTCATCATTTCTCATTTCCCCTTGCAACGATGAACGCGAAGAACCATACCCCGACCGGACCCCTTACCGTGCCACTCTCGGCCTATCCAATCGCGAATGCGAACATGGGTAAGGGTTGACCCATGCCAGCCCGTGCGGCTTTCGGTTTCACGGGTTACCGCGCCGAGAACTCCACCCGTCCAAGTAGTGAAATGTTTACCATCGGATGACAGGTAGCCCGTAAATACAGTCTCCCTTTCCATGTAGTTGCGTTCATTTTGTTCGCAACATGCATAGCAGTGCATTCGATTGGCATAGTCCAACCCGTAACCCGTGCCAGCCCCTTGCATAGGAAACTGAATCGTTTTCTTGCAGGTTTGGCAGACAAACCCGGCCGGCATGAATTCAGGCAGGAAAAGGAAAGAACCCGATTCCATGGCATCCTGCAATTCGGCATAGGTGTTAAAAACCCGCATGATTACTTCCCTCCCTTGAGCATGCGCATGGCCGATCGATCCAAGTGATCACGCGGATCGACAAACACGGGCATGTTTGTTCGCGCAACGTCGGAGTATTCCGCGGGTTCGAACTCTGCGGTAATCCAGGCTGCCCCGAATGCTTGCTCGCCGTCCGGACCATCGTAAACCGTGGCATGGATACCGTAGTCCGGTTCACCATCGGTTTGCATGTTTTTGACGATGTAGCGACGCGTGCGAGAACCCACGATGTAGCGATTCGCCACACATGCAGCCAAGTATCGATAGGGGCATGTATCATTCATTACCCGGACGTAAAAACGCGGATAGTTCCCTTCGTTTCCGTCGCCGAAACGATAGAAAAACCATCGATGCCCTAGGTGTTCGCGAACGGGGTAATCGCCTCGCGTCAGGGTAACGGGTTCACCCGCTGCCCGGCCAGTATCGGCCAGACTTTCACCCTTCCATTGTCCGAATTGACGCATAGCTTCCGCGCCATTCGTCCCCTTCCACACTTCGCCGATATTACCGACGATGACAGACCAAAATGCCATGTTGTTCACCTATTGCCCGTTTGTGGAATTACAGACCATGGGAAACCCAGACCATCCGGCCCTTGTATCCGACAGCCCGGCCGATCGCCTTGAAAATCTCCTCATATGCGGATGAACCCGTACCACCGAAATGGAAACGCTTTTTCATATCTGGGTTTTCATCCCTGCCTGACGAATAGGGGTTTCCCCACAATTCGAATCCTGCAGCCGAGACAGCATCGGCAATAGCTGCGGATTCCTTGTGATACCCGCATCCGCCAGCCGACCCGCGGCCTGTGAACCACTCGCCCCCCGGGGTGGCTGGCTTGACCCAGACACAAGCCCGGACGGGTTGCATGCCGGTTCCCTTGGCAGAGAAATAGGTTCGAACCGTTATCACTTCCACCATCTGACCGTCACGCATGGCAACGAGAGAACCGGCCCCGACCATGGGGGTAGTCGGCTGCTGTGCTTCGGCGCGCGGGTTGGCCTTGCCGATGGTGGCGCGGATGGTGGGGGCTTTGCGTGTTGCCATGGTGTGTAGCTCCTGTGTCTCAGGGGTTGAAGTATTGCCCGTATGTGGACTCAACGGGCAAGCACGGATGCCAGCCAGCCGAGAAGGCCGGCCGGCCGGACGGGTTGACGGGGCGCGCGGGGCATGGGATGCAGGGCATGGCGCCCTACCTTCCACCCCGCGTTACGCATGTCTAAAGCTGCCCATGCGTGCACGTCATCCATGCGCGCATGCGCATCGAACTCGCTTCGAAGGGATCGATCGGGCTTGTTCATCATCGGGGTCCTGAGTGGGGATGCGTCGATCATACCCTGACACTGTCCGGGCTTGTCAAGCCCCTGCAGAGCACTAGGGCATTGTCTGCCGCACCGATCACCCTGCATGCCATGCCCTGCCAGTGTCCCCGCCACCAGGGAGAAATCGTTGACTGGTCAATCGTTGACTGGTCAATCGTTGACTGGTCAATCGTTGACTGGTCAATCGTTGTCTAGGCAGCTTTCTCCGCGTTGACCGCCATACGCGCGAGCGCGCGTGCGGGTTGGAAAACCGGGCCGGCCGCCGCCTGGTCTGGTGGATCGTCGGCCTGGTTTTTCAACCTTCCTCCCGGCTTACTTAAACAACCCCGCCCGTTCCAAATTTGAAATTCGGATTTGAACTCGATCCTTCAGATCAAGGCCGGCCCTTGCCTGGTCATCCCCCAAATCTGAAGTGATCGATGGCTGGCTGCCTGGTTCAGAATCGATTCGATCTGCAGGCCCTGGTCGTGCCTGGTCTGAGCGTCGTTGACACCCTCCTTCCGGCTTACTTGAACAACCCCGCCCGTTCCAAATTTGAAATTCGGATTTGAACCCAAGACCCCACAATCTAGTCAACATTTGACACGTTCGTGCCTTGTCACTACAGTCCAGCCATCGTGTTCATCGAACACACGGCACGGAGAGCAAAGTGATCCTCTTGATACGGCACACCAGTGACTTCGAAAGCACCTTCGAGTTCGCTGGGGTCTACAGCAACATGGTCAGGGCCTGCGTGGCGGCCGAGGGCTACTTCGACAACGAGACAGACCGAGGTGCTTACTACACGCTGCATCGGATCGAGGTGGACGACCCACCCGATTGGAGGATGGCAAGCAGTGCGCGCTTCTTTCCAGGCATCAAGACGCCGCCGACCGTCCTGACCATCAAGCGCAACAAGGGTGACTCGCGCTGCACCTACATCTTCCCGAGCGGCAACACTGCTCAACGTCATCCCCGCAACAACCTGAAAGCATCAGCATGAACATGTTCATCCAACCCGCAGACGGCGAGGCCACCCGAAGCATCAACTTCACCGCAGCCGTGCAAGGTCTCAGCATCGGCGAGAGCACGAGTCGCCTCAAGCGCATCGACACTGACCAGAACTTTCAGGCGATTCAAGAAGCACTGCAGAACATGCGTGACACCTTACGCAACAACACCATGCCTGCCGTGCGCCGTGCCGCCGAGCGCACCGGCAACAAGTACACGGTCGAGGTCACCGACTTCATGACGGTCGGCCGCAACTGGTACTTGATTACCATCGTCACCAGGACCGAGTGAGGACGAGATGTTCCGCATAAAGGTACCCACGAAGACCGTGACCATGATTGACCACGACGCATGGATTGAGTCTATGGCGGTCGGCTCTTGGTATCTGATCGATCTGACTTACTCGCAGAAGCAGGGGCTCGCTCTTTGGCTGCAGCGCAACAAAAAAGATCTGAAGCTCAACAGCCGGCAGATGCATCACACGTTCGAGGTGAATCACAGTGACACGAGAACCTATGCACTGTGCCTCTCGAAAAGGACGCCGACATGAACCGTCGCCTCGATGAATGGATCGATGATCCCGACGAGATCGTCCAGCTTGCTCAGAAGCGTGCCTATCAATTTGAACCAACCGTGGTGATGGTCAAGACGAACCGCCCCTCGCACAGCCTGCCGCACGTCGAGTCCGAACTGAACCGCGGCGGGACGAAGTTCCTCGAAAGGCTGGCCAAGGAGATCGATGGCGGCATGTGTCAGGTCGAGTTCTTCGGCATGCAGACTGAGCCGTTGGCCCCGCCCGACTTCGAGTCCGACCCTGCGCACAACGCCCTGCCGGTCAAGGTCACCTACAGCATCAGCATCGTGCGCAATTCGTCCACCAACACCACCGAGCAAGCATGAACACTCAGACCGTCAAGACCTATGGCAAGTGCGCCGGCCGGCCCTGCTACGGCAGCCGGCAGGACGCTCAGACCGTCGCTCCGAAGCCCTACCGCTGCAAGCAATGCGGTATGTGGCATCTTCCCAAGGCAAACGATCAAACCGACAAAGGGGTTGCACGGATGACCGAATAGGTCTACAGTCGATTCCACATTCTGTTGATCCCTCCACCCGCAGCACCGCCCTACCACATGACCTATGACCCGAGAGATGGCTTCCAGGCCAAGGTGATCGCCCACAGTGCAAACGCCTGTCTGCACAACAAGCGAGAGATCGTCACTCTCCAGCTTCGCTATCCGCGATTCATCCACAGCGAGTTCATGACTCACCGGATGTTCAGCAGGAACGCCAGCAGCAGCCGGGCGATCCCGGTGGCCAAGACGATCGAGCAAGTGTGCAAGGAACCAGCCATGCCGATCCACTGGGGCAAGAACCAGCCCGGCATGCAGGCTCGTGAGGAACTTGATGCCAAGCACGTTAAGACGGTTAGGCGCCTGTGGTTCAACGCTGCCTATTCGGCTGCCTTTTACGCCGAGGAACTGATGGAGTTGGGCGCCCACAAGCAGATCGTCAACCGTCTGCTGGAGCCGTTCCAGTGGATCAGCGTTGTCGTCACAGCAACCGAGTGGGACAACTTCTTCGAGTTGCGTGATCACGAGGATGCACAGCCCGAGATCCGTTTCCTTGCTCAGATGATGCACGAGGCGATCATCGACTCGGTCCCGATCTATCGAGGGCTGTCGGATGCGAACGCTTCGGCGTGGCATCTGCCCTACGTGAGTCAGACCGAACGCACCCAGTTCCCCATCGAGCAGTTGGTCGCGATGTCGGCCGCCCGGTGTGCCCGAGTGAGTTATCTGACGCACGACGGCAACAAGCCCGATCCTGCGGCCGACATCGCGCTGCATGACAGGCTCGTCGGTTCGCGTCCCATCCATGCCAGCCCCACGGAGCATCAGGCTCGAACGCTCAGTCGGGACGAGTTCAGCAAGAACTTCCGCGGCTGGCAGCAGTACCGATGCCACGTCGAAGGCATCGTCAAGATGTTCTGACCCCCACCTCACCTCATAAGGAGAACCCATCATGACCGAAGAAACTAACCAGGCCGACGCGATCACCTTCTTCGATGCCGCCAACGAGGGCAGCGTCAAGGGCATGGCCAAGGACGCAGGCGCCAAGAGCACCGACCTGTGGATGGTCCCCTACGACGAGATCCGGATCGCCCCGGGCTTCAACGTCCGGGTCCACGACAAGACCTACGACGAGCACATCGAGTGGCTCGCCTCGCAGATGGTCGAGCGGGGCTACGACAAGACGAAGCCGATGGCCGGCTACGTGGTCAAGGAGGACGGCAAGAACTTCGTATACGTCACGGACGGCCACAGCCGCCACGCCGCGGTCGCCAAGGCCCGCGATGCCGGCGCTGCGATCGAACTGATCCCCGTGATCGTCCACCCGCCCGGCACCAGTGCCGAGGACCTGACCGTCGCCCTAGTCACGTCGAACAGCGGCAAGCCCCTGCAGCCCTTCGAGATCGCGACCGTCTGCAAGCGGCTGCAGGGCTACGGCTACGACAACAAGACGATCGCGCAGAAGCTGGGTTACACGACGGCTTACGTCTCGAACCTGTTCGAACTGCTGGCGGCTCCGAAGGCTGTGCGCGACATGGTGACGAGCGGCAAGGTGAGTGCGACGCTCGCGGTGCAGACGATCAAGAAGCACGGAAAGGAAGCCGCGACGGTGCTGAAGGCCGGCGCCAAGGAAGCCGAGGCCAAGGGCAAGACGAAGATCACCGGCAAGCACGTCAAGAAGGCCGCACCGAAGAAGAAGGCTGTCGAAGAAGCTGCACCTTCCGATTCGGCACCGGCAGCGGTTGCCACCGCAGCAGATCCCTGGACGCCTGCAGCGAAGTCGGTGATCAAGAAGATGGCCGACTACATCCGCACGATGCGGGTTGGCAACGACATGCAGGACGTGCTGGACGAGGCCGATGCGCTGATCGGCAAGGAAGACGGGGACGATTCGCTGTGAGCGCCCGTCTGGTCAGTCTGTTGATGGCAGCCGTCTGTGCGGTCGTGGTGGCCGGCTCGATCGTCCTGGTCAACCACCGGGACGCCACGTATCACAAGCTGGAGGTCATGGCCGACTGCATGATGGCCGGGATCGCAGTCATCAACGAGAAGGTCTTCTACTGCTCGGCCTACACTCCCGGCCCGTCGATTCCACAACTGGAACGCCCCTCACCACCTCGGAAGGACAAGGACACATGAACTCCCCCATTCAACTGCCGCTGGCCCTCGTCGAGTTGATCGGCAAGCACTGGCAGTCGGCCGATGCGATCAACGATCCGGCGACGGCGATCTTCTGGTTCAACAAGGCCATGCTCGCAGCCTACGAACTGGGGCACGCTGAAAGCCTAGCCGAGAACGACATGGTCTGCGAGGCAGTCGAGACGGTCGCGCAGCGGCAGATCGACTCGATCGCCGACGCGGCCATCTTCTCGTGCCTAGCGAGCATGCCGGACGAGTCGGCCGTGTCGGTGACCGTGTTTCCGGACCACATCGCCAAGGTGCTCGAACTCTACGAGTGCACGAAGAAGTACACACCCAACGGCATCACGTACAGCATCCGCGCCAAGTGATGTCCACCAAGCCCCTTACTTCGACCATGCGGCGGGTTCTTCTGAACCTTGCAGCCGGTCGTCCGATGTGGGACGGGGTGCCGACCATCAACGGTGGTGGCGGCATCCCTGCAGTGGCGAAGTCGCTCAGGCACCGAGGGTACATCGACCATTCAGACAAACTGACACCGGCAGGCAGGAAGGCCGCCGAGAAAGTGAAACAATGAGCAAGCCTCAGTTCCCGCCGTTCAACGCGGCGACAATCTTCAAGCTGGTGGACGTGGACGGCAAGTCCACCGCGGCCTATCGCAAGATCGAGCAACTGGCCATCGAGATGCGCTCACAAGGCTGGTCCGACAAGCCGGTCGAGAAGCTGCTGTTTCGGGACCCGTCGCCGACGCAATGGCAGTCGATCGGCTTCATCGACAGTCTGTCCGGCGTGGACTACCCGCTCGACCAGGCGAACTCGGTGACGTGGTGCGTGCAGATCGCTGATCGCGTGCTGCCGTCGAAGGTGCGCGACGAGCATCTGCAGAAGCGCGTGGCCGACATCGAGGGTCGCGAGCATCGGAAGGTCAGCAAGAAGGAGTACCGAGAACTGCGCGACGAGGTCGAGGTCGATCTTCTTCCGAGGGCATTCATTCGGCGCAGCTACTGCCTCGTCACGTTCATGCCGAACTCGACCTTCATCATCTGGTCTTCGAGTGCGCGTCGGTGCGACCAGATGATTGATCAGGTGATGTCGCTGCTGGACGTTGTCACTGGCGCCTCACCCTCGATTGCCTCCTACGTCGATCCGGAGGTGCGCGTCGGTTCGGAGATCCTGTTGCCGCTCGTGCGCAACGACGAGCACGATTACGTGCCGAGCTACAGCGGTGTGCTCTTCAAGGACGATGCGGAAGAGTCGGCCCGGGTCGTTCGGATGAAGAACGTCAGCATGATCAGCGACAACGCGCTGCGCCTGCTGGACGACGGCTACGAGATCCGCGAACTCCACATCACCGACCAGGACGAGACGGTCGAGTTCACCTTGACCGACTCCTTCACGTTCAAGCGGATCAACGTCATCGAGTCGAGCGACGACGCTGGCGACAAGGACGACCGGGCGCGGGCTTGGGAAGCGTCTTTGTGGTTGCGGCGCAAGCACATCATGACTGCAGCCATGGCGCTGTCGGCCATCGCTGAAGGAGACGATGCGCTGTGACGACCGTCAAGATCAAGGTCATCAAGAACGACGTCGATCGTCTGCGGCTGTGCGAGAACAGCATCGCGCTGGGCAACCACGTCACGTCTGCCCTCAGACGGCGCGACGTGCCTGTGATGGGCGGCATCGTGCCGTGGTTCCGGCCGGGGCTCGATGGCTCGATCACGTACAGCTTCCTGGCCGACGGCTCGATCGAGGTCACTGCGAGCTACACGGAAGAAGAGGACGATGAACTGTGAGGCCAGTTGTCCTGATGTTGATCGTGGCCCTGTGCGTCATCCTCATCGGCCTGCTGATCGCCGGACTGTCCGAGGTGGCCGATCACCTTGGGGTGCCGATCGACCTGATCACGACACTGATGAGCATCGGCGTTCCCGCAACTCTGCAGCGATGAAAGACATCATCCTTGAGACAGTTGGCCGTTGGCTGCCGACTTTCGTCGTCTCCATCGTCATGGCTGTATGTGCGCTCGGCGTGGCTCTGATCCCGTAGTGCGCGAGACAGCCTACTTCTACATCGCCATGCTCTGCGCCGCTGCAAGCGGTTGGGGTTGGCACGAACTTACTCACCATCATGAGCACCAATCCGTTCCCGTGGACCGATGTGTCGATCGACCTAGAGACACTCGGCACGAAGTACAACGCCCCGATCCTGAGCGTGGGAGCCGTAGCCTTCAACCGCGACACCGGCAAGGTCGGCCCGACCTTCTATCAGGAGATCGACCCGGACTCAGCCATCAAGCATTGCAAGCCGAGCGCAAGCACGATCGCCTGGTGGATCACGCAGGCGAAGGGGGCACAGCGGATCTTCGAGACTGGTGATGCCGCTCGGGAACGAAAGATGGCCTTGCCGAGCGCAATGCTGAACTTCGTCACGTTCGTCCGCAGCCTTGGTTGCCCGCGCCCATGGGGCAACGGGGCGACGTTCGACATCACGCTGATCGAGCACTCGATCGACGTGGGCAGCGTTGGCCTTGAGCCCCCTTGGTCCGGGGCCTACTGGAAGATCCGCGACATGCGCACGCTCATCGATGCAGCCGAGTCGCTCGTGGACTTCAACATGGACAGCGTGAAGCGCGAGGGTACGCACCACAACGCGCTGGACGATGCGATGCATCAGGCCAAGGTGATGATTGCAGCCTGGTCTGCCATCCGCGATGCCACGGGTGGCAAAAAACCCGCTGATCTGGTGAAAAAATCAGCATCGAAAGTGCAAAATGAACCGCCGAAAAAGCCGGCAGTTCAGGACGATGACGACGAACTTTGATTCCACATTCTGTTGACTCGTCACCTGTCGCGACCTATCATCCACACCGTCAGCAGCGTCTGACAGCAACGAAAGGCCCCCATGCCCAACATCACCCTCCCCCAAATTCAGTCCTCCATTGGCCTGAACATCTCGGCGAAGTTCATCTCCGAAGATCTCGGCATCGAGCCGATCGAGCGCGACAAGCGTGCGATGTTCTGGGAAGAGTCGCAGTTCGACGATATCAAGGCTGCGCTGTGTGCCCACATCGAGCGAAGCCGCCTCGTGTCGGCACCGCCGAAGAAGGCCGCGCCCGAGAAGAAGGCGGTGCCTGCCAAGAAGGCTGCAGCGTCGTCCGACCTGGACGATGACGACGAACTGTGAGCCACGGCAGCAGCGTCTGGCAGCAAGGCGCAGATGCTGCCCGATCGGGCAAGCCGCCAGACGCTTGCCCGTACCCACCTGACATCTACAAGTGGGTCGTCTGGATGAACGGGTGGATCTTTGCCACTCACCAGAAGGCCCGAGAGGACTCTGAGCTATGAACGCCGCTCCGTACGCACCGACAATTCTCGAAGCCGCTGCCAAGCACATGCGCGATCGGGCATCCACGTACGACCGCCCCGAGGGCGAGCGATCAATGGGCAAGACGGTCCAGGCGTTCAACGTCATCACCGGCCGTGACCTGTCCGAGTCCGAGGGCTGGCTGCTTCTGCAGATCCTCAAGGACGTGCGCGATCGTCAGCGGGTCGAGCCGCATCGAGACAGCTTGGAGGACTGCGTTGCGTACGCGGCCCTGAAGGCTGAAGCCCGTCTGCAGGAAGGAACCAGCAAGTGAGCAGCATTCGCAGCAGCGTCTACCGATTCGTCGTCGAGACGAAGTTCTCGTACTTCGACGTGATCGGCATGGCCATCCTTGGGTGCATCGCGGCCAAGTCTTTCGCGACCCTCAGTGTCTCCGAGGCACTGGGCATGTTGATCTTCAGCACGATGTGCTGGCTTCTCGTCTCGGCCATCTTGATCTGGTGGTCGAGTCGCATCGACCAAGGGCAAAGCCAATGACGACACCCGTAAGGCTCGTCGATTATGTCGCTGGCGGCAGCACGTACCTCTACCCAGGTGCGGGCGATCCGAAGCCGCCCGGTGGTGCCGACGTTCATCTTCTGACAATCGGCGGCATCTGCGTGCGGGGTCGCTGGAAAGACGATGCTGGCCTGATCGCATGGGCGCCACTACCCAAGCGGGACAAGGCCAAGGAGAAGCTGCTATGCATCCTGTGATTCGCAGGCTGGCCGTACGTGCGGCCCTCTACACGATCGTGCTGCTGTCTGCCGGCCTTCTGACGCTGTCGGCCTTTGCCAAGGATGAACGCGAGTGCGCCTCGTGGAACAACCCGGGCCAGAACAGGTTTACCGGCTCGACGTTGATGGCCATCTGGTCTTACAAGCACATCGACTTGACGACGCGAGTCGCACTGCAGGCCCGCGTCCTATTCACGCCACCGGACTTCATCACCGAGATCACGAAACGCGGAATCATGTCCAGCGGCACGTCGGTGTTCGTTACCGATGTTCAAGGCATGCACTTTGGTCGCGGCTCGAAGGCCGCATGTGTATCCCGAGTGGACTGGCCCGAGAATCACACCGAGGCAACACGGGTCTGGTGCGTCAAGGCGAACTGCGTCGGGTCACCTTACGTCTGCAACAACATCTTCTCGGCCGAGCGCCGAATCGAAGCCGTTCCTCAGTTCGAGGTAGCACCCGACTTGGCAATGCGCACCGTGAACGAGCCGGATGGGCTTCTGTTGTCCTTTGCCGCCGTGGCTGCGGCCTGTGGGGTTGGCTGTGGTCTTCGACGCTGAAACGGAGTTGCTGATAGTACGCAGCGCCCGAATTGCGCTGCAGTTCACACGGCGCCATCCCGCCTACGACATCGAAGAACTGCGACAGGTCGGACGACTGGCGATCGTCGAAGCGTTCGCTGAAGATCGAGTACCGGAAGATCCCGCACACCGTGCGAACTACATTTCGCGTCGAGCACTCGGTGCCATGCAGGACTACATCCGCAAAGAGTGGCACGAGCACATTGGCCTGTCCCGCAATGGTCGATCAGCCACGACATACGCTCTAGTCGAAGGCATCGAGTTCGATCTCGCCGATCGTCCTGATGTTGGCGACGCATCTACCTACTCCCACATACTGCGGGCCTTGCAGTACGTGGCGTCGAAGCTGAAGCCGAACGGCCAGACGTTCATCGAAGGGTTGCTTGCTGGCAATAGCACAGCCGAAGCGATGGACAGGGCCGGTGTGGCTTCGTGGAACCGAACGAAGTATCGCTATCGCTTCTTTCAACTACTTGGGAGGTGGTTGTGATGGCGAGTCCGACTAAACAGGAACCGAGCCCTCCGAAGGAATGGCCGTTTCCCACTTGGAAAGGTCAGCCGCTGCCCAAGCCTCGGACAAGGCGTAAACCTAAACGAGAGTGGGTCGATGCGCCCTTCTGAAGTCAGAGGTGTGAATATGGAATGGCAGAAGACATACCCGCCATTGGCCGCTGTGGCGCAAGCAGGGTTTGAGACGATCTGCGCTTGGCAGCCAATCGAGACTGCGCCGCAAGACGGTTCTGAGGTTTGGGCCTACAACGGCGAACAGGCCCGCATGAAGTGGGTTGAAGGCGATGGATACGCCCTTTGGGTGTGGGCCGACGAGTTGCTTTCGGATGCTGATCCCGACCCAGTACCGCCGACGCATTGGATGCCACTGCCGACGCCACCTGGCGCCTAACGTCAGCAGTAAGCCGAAGCGCCCCGAGTAGGAAGCCACACTGAGCACGCCTGCCGGCGCTTTCGGCTTACTGCTGACGTTAGGCCATTGGTGAACGGAGCACGAAATGAAAGATCACGAGAAGCGAGAGCTTGTAAGCCGGCTGGCGTGGATTGCACTGGAGTACGGGAACACCCAGCAACTGCGGACAAATATCTCGCGCGAAGTGCTGGCAGGGCTTGCCGCTGTAGAGGCTGCAGAGCGTGAGCGGTGCGCGCGGATTGTGGAAGCGCATCGAGTTCCGGTCGGCAACAGCGCAGCCGGCGAACTGGCCGCCGAATGGACGATGGATGCACTGCGCGAAGTACGTGATGCGATTCGAGGGGCCTAACGTCGGGATTCAGCCGCAGCCGTAGGCTGTCGGCTTGAGCGAAGTGTTAGGCCCCACTTACCCGGAGCGCGCAGACGATGGCATGCCCAAAGTGCGGTTGCAAGACCGTGTACCAGTACGACGATGAAGACGACCCGCAGGACGACCGGCTGCAACGCTGCGCAGCCTGCGGAGAAGTGTTTGACCTTGATGACCACGCAGAGGAAGACGATGAAAGCTGACGCACAAACCCAACAAGCCCTGAGCCTGCTGCAACAGGCGTTCGATGCGCTCGAAGCCACGGCCGACAGCTACCTTGACACGTTCGAGGACGAGCAAGAAGAGGCCGAGGCCGTGCCCGCGCAGTACGCCTGCCGGAAGATCTGGGAAGCGATGGGCCTGCTGCGAGGTGCCGCATGAGCTGGCGCGGAGAGATAGAAGACGGCGCCGGTTGGGGCAGCCTTGTGCCGACAAAGGCAGAGCGCGAAGCAAGGAAACCAGCAGCACAACGCCCCGGCCATGTGGAAGCGCAGTACGGGCTGACGCTCGCAATTCAGCACTTGAACTCAAGCCCGTACAACCTGACAAAAGCAGAGTGCATCGAGCTTTTGCGAGGCTTGCGAGATGGGGCCTAACGCCATATAGGCAGAACGCCCGCCTTGCCATCTATGGCAACTCCTTGCCACCTGTAACCACCAACTGCCATACGTGGCATCCTTTTAGGGCCGAAGCCTAGACCGAAACAGAACCGCTTTTGGAATGCGTTTGGCCGCGCCAACTTGAAGTCGGCATGAAAGGTAGTGCGGTAAACAGCCCCATCAAACCTTCGTCGGCTTCCAGTCGTTCTTCATCGACGAGCCGAGCGACGAGCCGAACCAGTAGGCCAGCAGACTAAGGGTGATCGAGTCGAGCAGACCGAGTACGCGACCGATCACGAACTCGTTTGCTCCGCTCGGGATTCCCATGAACAGCACTGCCGCCTCGCAGCCCAGCGTGATGATCAACAGCACGCATGTCAGCCAGAACAACTTCTCGTTCATGCCCGAGGCCACGTTTCCAGACCGGGCGCTCGCACGGTCCTGATTCGCAGACTGGTACATGTCGAGTTCGTGCTTCATGACCATGTTGGTCATGCGCTCGTTGTGCATCGCCTGAAACTCGACTGCCTTCTGACGAGCTTCTTCGTTGCCGATGAGGGCGTTTACGACCCCATCGACAGTCGTTTCCTTGGCGCCGATGTGAGCGGCAAGCGAGGCTCCGAGGGCCATGCCGCCTGGCAGCGGCAACGCGGCGCCCAGCAACGGAAGGCCGATCTTGGCGAGGGTCTGAGCAGCGTCCTTCCAGTTCATCTCATGCCCCCATGATTCCGACGTTGGTGCCACGTCCGGTGATCGTGATCACCCGATTGATGGTCTTGGCGGGCAGCTTGACGCTGGTGTGCACCCAACCGTCGCGGTCGGGGTACTCGTTGATCAGTTGTCCGATCTTGAGGAACTCGACCATCGGCTGAAGGGCTCGGCATACGTCGGTCGGACTGCCGAAGGCCGGCGCTTCCCAGTCCGCAGCGAGGGCCTGGACGTGATCACTGCTGTCGCTGCTGCCCAGACGGCGATTCAGGGCGAAGCAGCGGTAGCCCGAGGTGATGATCATCGGGATCGGCTTTCCCGCCAGCTTGCTCAGGTGGGCACGAATCCGTTCGAGCATCTCGGCGGTCTGCTTCGCGTTCCCAAGCAGGTCGGCAGGTAGGTAGTTCGTGATCCCCAACCGAGTTGCCGTGCTGCTGCGACAGAACTCGTCCAGACTGAAGTTGGCCGAGAGTTGCATCGTGTGTCTCCGTCAAATGCTGAATCGGCACTGCGATGAAGATCATCAACGATGCCGATCCGAGCGTTGATGCGAGCAGCCTGTGTGACAGTGGCGTGCCCCGTACATGGTTGTTTGCCGCACGGCCCGCGACATAGGCGCCTATCGCCCCGACTGCCAACTGCGCGACTTCACCGATCATTTGCCAGTCCCCGTCGTCCTGTTGAACAAGGCCGGAATCCACCGGGTGAGGGCCGGATGCCAGAAGGCTCCGATGGCGACTGCGATCACGGGTAGTGCGAGGTCTGCCGTGAACTTCCACGCCTGGGGCAATGCGTTGGACGCGATGACTGCGCCTGCTGGGGTGAGCATCAAGGCGAGCCCGATGCCCGTCAGGACGTGGACGAGTGGCTTGGTGAACCCGTCCTTGCGTTCCGGGTACAGCGAGAGTCCGGCATACCCGCCGATGAAGGCGCCCGCAAGGATGAATGCGTACTCGCCCCAGACCGGCCCGAGTGTTGCGGCCAGCAGTGCCAGCGCACTCACTTTTCCGACTGTCGGTTCTGCCATTTGATCGCTCCGGTGAAGATGACTGCGAGGATGATGGACATGGCTGCCCGGTACACCTCTTCACCGACAAGCCGCACGCAGATGTCTTGACCGTCAGGTACGGTCCCAAACTCGAAGTAGCCGCAAGTTGCCTGCTGTGCCCCCTCGAACGTGATGTAGAAGATCCCGAACAAACCCACCCAAGTCCTGCGACCCGTCTGCTGCCACACGAGCCACACCGTCAGGACCGCACACCCGATGTAGCTGACCCAAGCCCGCTCGATCGGATCTGACCACCTGTAGTAGCCGAGGTACGCGAACGCGGCCAGAGCGACGGTCACGCAGTCGCGCCACACGACTTCAGCGGATCACGCCACCCGGCCCACCGCCACCCGCAGGACGGACACTGTCGGCCAACTTGACCAGACGCCAGCCCATCCAGTCGATCGCATCGGCCACTGCGTTCATGACATGAGTCCACATCTGGTTCTCCTTTGTACCGTTCGGGCATACAGCGCGCGTAAGTGTACGTTACAACTTGGTAGCCAGTCTTGGCCTCATGGAGCAGGCGCGAAATCGTCTGGTGGTGTGAAGTCCGCGTTGTAAGTGTAAGTTTGTCCGTCTGGATTGATCTTCACGTACGACCCGGTGTATTTCGCCGAGTTTGAAATCTTCACAGCCCCGATTCCTGACTGGGATGTTTCGGACCAGATGCCGGTTGCCGAAGCTCCGATGAGCAACTCTCCGGTTGTCAGCCCCGGTGCTCCCATGTAGTCCCAATCGTAAGCGTTAAGTCCGTCCAGTCTCGCAATTAGGCTCTTGCCATCAATGAACCAGCGCATCTTTCCTTCGTCGCAGACCACCGCCCAATGGAATCGCTTATTGCGATTAGGCGCAGGCAATCGAGTCACAGTTCTCGGCAAGTAGAGAGAACCATAGAAGTAGATGACAATGTTCGGGTTACTGTTCTGCGCCCCAACAGCAATCGCAAATTCGGGCTTTCCGGTAACACCTCCAGATAGATCTTGAAGTGCAAACACCGTCATGTAGGTGTTTTCGGAAGATCCGACGCTTGCAAAGCCTTCTATGGTCCATGAACCTGATGCGAACGCACTGCTGATCTGGCTCGGCACTTGAGAGCCCGAACCGATCTTCAAATAACTCTTAGGTGAAGGTGGGGGAGGTGATGGCAGAACGAGCGAGCCGTTTGGAAAGACAGGTAGCGTGCGCGTAACGATGGCGTTATTGAAGAAAGCTACCGGAATGCTGTTCCCGCTTTCATCGACGGTTGCCGTAGATCCCTCAGTACCTTGAAAACGCAAGAGAAGCACTGAAGGCGTCGTGTCGACGTTTGGAATCGATGGGGTATTTGGCGCGAAGTCGCTCGGAGGGGTGAAATCTGCCGGAAACACGAACGATGTGCCGCCAGAATTGATCGCAGTGTAGGGACCCGTGTACTTCGCCGTGTTCGAGATCTTGATGCTTCCGATGGCAGAAAATGAGCCGTTCGCCCATGTACCGTTTGACGCTCTACCAATACGCACATGACCGATCGAAGGTGCCGAGTTGCTCCAGTAATCCCAGTCGAAGTAGGTCAGCCCATCCCGTCGCGTCATCATGCTTTGGCCATTGATGAACCAGCGCATCTTATTGACGCCCGGGCTAATGCTTTCGCACACCACTGCCCAGTGAAATCTTTGACCGGGAGCAGGTGCTCTATCCCGTGTCGTGGTGTTGGGCAAGAAAAGCGATCCTGCCCTGTACATCAAGATGTTTCCGGTCTGGATGTTGACATAGATCGCGAAGTCCGGCGGACCAACGACCGGGTCAAGTTCCACTGAGAATAGAACCCCTCCTGCGTCCGGAGCATCGACTGTCGCGAAGCCCTCGATGGTCCAAGAATTCGACTGCAGCGCGTTGTAGATATTTGCAGGCACTTGTCCGACGTTGCCTAGCCGAACGAAACTTGCCGGATTCGGTATCACCAGACTGCCGTTCTGGAACGAAGCGACTTGCTTCGTTATCTTCGCGTCGCCGACGAACTGAATTGGCGTTGATTGCCCGCTCTCATCGGTAGCCGACGTCGATCCTTCGTTTCCTGTGAATCTGATAAGTAGTACCGAAGGCGTCGAATCGACGTTCGGGATCTCGTTCAGATAGCGCGCGAAGTTCACCCTATAGAACTGCCTCGATTCGAACCCGTCACGCTTTGCGTGCAGTGTCAGATAGGCTTCATAGATCCCGCCGCCACCGATCGCCCCGAGGTTGAAGTCGGTGCCCATTTCCTGCCATGAATAGGTCCACCTGTTTTCGTTGATGACCGTGACGGTCTTCACCAGAGTGCCACCGGCCGTGTAAAGACGAATGACGTACTCGACGCCATCCTCGGGCGTCACACCGGCATCGTTGTGGCCGAGAACGGAGTCGGCCTGCAGCACGCGATTGCGATCGACCCACGTCAGGATCAGCGGGACGCTGGAACTGATGATTGTCGGCAGACCCCAATGGTTGTAGTTCGCCTTGACCTGTGCGGGCGGATATGGACGAGCGAACCGCTGCCCGAACGTCAACTGATTCGGAGGCGCGTATTCGATTGGCGTGGCACCGCCAGGCGTCTTCGGCAGCACCTTGAGCGAGATCGTCTCCGTACCGAGGTACTCGCGCCTGTCCGTGCCAATCGACCCCGTGCGGACGATGAACGCGTTCGATCCGATGGCGTGCTCTTGGGGGATCGTATCGAGGCATCCACGCTTGACACCCCACGACGTCACTCCGACCGAGGTGATCTGCATGAACTCGTCGTTCAGCAGCACGAGGTCGCCCTGTGCCGGCCCATCACCCTCGATGTCACGCACGTCGGTGATCGAGATCGAGGTGGCCGTCCTGCTGATGAACGAGGTGACCCTCGCGATCTGCGAGAAGTTGCCTGTGGCGACGGTTTGATAGTCGGCGTTTGCCATGTCAGTTGAACGGTAGGGTTGGGCAGTAGTAGGAACCGTCTGGGGGGTTTTCACCGGACGACGGGGCACCGGACTTGCGAGCGATGCTGAACGTGGTGTTGAGCGGCTTGCCCTCTTCGCACAAGGCTCCGAACAATGCGCCCGAGCCGGTCAGAGCGGAGAACTCGGCCGCCGACATCACTCGCATGGCCAGTGCGTAGGGAAGCTCGAACACCGTGTGCCGGCCGATGCAGGGGTCAGAGTTCGGCGGCATCCAGCCAGGCGGTTGCGTTCCAGTGAACGAGGACGCGGGCAAATTAAATACGTCCTGCACTGCCGCGATCTTGATCTTCGACGAATCGAACGTGCCATCCTCGAATCGGCCGATGCGCACTGCCATGTCGGGGATGTTTCTTGCCACATCACGGATGCGGATCACGTCGCCCGGATACAGGTCCCATGCCCTGCGATCAAGCGTCAGGCTGAACCGTCTGAGGCGGCTTGAGGCTGCTCGCAGATCGCGCTGTGCGATGCGCTGCGCAAGCGATGCAGTGGGCACGCCGATGTACTCGCGCGATTGTGTGTTGGCCACACCGCCGTTAGCCTGCAGCGCAGCAATGTTCTGCGCCCTCACCTTGCGCGGCTTGTCCGTCACCGGATCTTTGTAGGTGACGATGAACTCGGACAGCAGGTTCGACGGTGCAACCACAGTCGCCTCGGAGATCTCCAGCAGCCCATTCGTCGAATCGAACACGGGCAGCGAAGCGAACGAGTAGTCGCCGCGAATCAGCTTCAGAGTGACAAGTCCAGTCTCACGATGGACATACATCGCAGCGCCGATCGTATCGATCACGCTCTGCACGAACGACTCGATGGTGTCCTGCCGGTTCCACTTGAGGCAAAGGCCGAAGCCTTCGGCGAACAGCGTCTGTGCCGCTGCGGTGAAAGACGCATCGTCGATCCGGTTGCGCGGGAGCCCTCTGCCCCATATGCGATTGGTCAGGCATTCGTAGATGATGTGCGCCGGGTTCATCGCCTTGATGACTCGGCTGGTGTCCGGATACACCTCGCTTGCCGTTTGACCTGACGCGTCGAGCGTTACGACCGCGAGCGAGGGCTGCCAGACTGGGCCGTCCCAACCCTTGAGGATTCGCCGAACCCGGAACTTCCAGGGCTTCGGATACGGGTTCATCATCGAGACGATGCCATCGAAGAAGATCGTCAGGACGCCTCTGAAGGCCGGTGTCGTGGTGCTTGGCATGATGATCAGGCGCCGCCAGGATTCGAGATGTCGCTGATGACCAGCGTGTACTGCGCAAACGCGCTCGCCCCGGTGCTGATCTGCCGCACCTCAGCCGAGACGACGGTTACGCTGCCGATGCCAGAGATGCCGAACTCCCGCTGCGTACTGAGCGACAGCCATGTGTTCAGCGTGTCGCCGATATTGGGCGTCGGACCGGACACGGTGGCCACTCGCACTTCGAAGTCGCTCGGTGTCAGGGATACCTGCACAGACTCACCGTACCGGTTGACCCACTGGTCGGTGAGCGAGTCAGTACGAGCGCCATTGGTGCCGTTGAGCACTACCTGAAGCGTCCCGTCGACAGCAAAGCGCAGGACCACGCTTGCCGCAGTCTGACTGATCGAGCCATAGAGGTTCTCGACTTGCGCGGTGACGTCGTACAACGAAGGCTCGGCTGGAACATTGCCGACCTGAGTCACATCCCCGCTGGTCATCTCGGCCAGTTCGTCCGGAGCGAGTTGGGCACTGCCGCCCATCAGCACCCACATGTTCCCCTGCACACCACCCTCGCCGTCTTCACCGCCGAACAGGTTGTAGGCGTCGACAGCGACGGTCTGATTCGACGTGACTGAGCCGGCCCATGCTGTTCGGTCGCCGACACGGGCCTCGACCAGTTCATCGACACCATCGTCCCCGGAGCGGCAGACCCCCATGTGAATGCCGAAGAAGTACCTGTAGCCTGCAACGTAGGAACTGCTGCCGCCGCTCATTGGATCTCACCCTTCTCGATCAACTCGATCACTCGGTCAGCCAACGCGTCATTCAGCGACCGCAGAGTGCCGACATCGATCCCTTCTCGCAGGAAGCCGTCGAAGCTGATCCCGTGCAGCGCGAACCACTGCTTCAGCGAGCGCACGCACATGGGCATGCCAAGATCCCGGGCTTGCTGAAGATGCCCGACCGTGACTCGAAACTCGTCAGAGAGGGTCATTTGCCACCACCGTCTTTCTCGATCGCAGTGGTCCTGTAGTTGCCGACGTTCAGCACAACCCAGTCGCCCGACCAGACGTCACCGAAGATCACCGCTTGCGCGGTGCCTTCATCCGTCTGCGGAAACTCGATGTCAGTGAACGACTCCGGTGGTGTCACTGGCATCTTCGGCATCAGTGCGTAGCTGATGATTGCGCTGATGACCAGCATTGCGACAGCTTCCCACATGGCTGTGCCTTTCTCAGAAGAACGGAGTGTTCAGCCCGTCATACGGGCTCTTGCCTGGCATCTTGGAGAAGCCGCCATAGCGAAGGATGTTGTTGAACGTCTTGCAGGCGTCCTCGGTTCGAGCGCATCCCTTGTAGATCGTGATCTGCAGACCCGGATACATGTCCGACGTGTCATCGAACATCACCAGCAGGTTGCCGGTCTGCGCTTCGATCGTGATTGCGTGAAGGCCGCGAACCGGATGCACCCATTCAGCGAACCCGCCAGCGAAGACCTGATTGCCATAGCCGCTGATGTCCACGGTCACCTGAAATCCAGACACCGACTGGACCGTGCATTGAACCGCATGGCTCGCCTTCGGCACCTTGCACGTCAGCGGGTCGTAGTGCATGTACGGGCAGGTTCGCTGCCAGCCGAGGCGCAGGCCCTGGCGCCGCATCGATGCACTGATCGTCTGGCAAGTGATCCGGCATCCGTTCGGCGTGCTGAAGTTCACCTGGACGACGTCGCCGACATAGGCCACGTTCGGCACCGTCATGCCTTCATGCAGCATGAGGATCTCTGCGGAGATCTCAGAAGCCGGCGCCGAGACTGCGAATACGGCCGCAGGGCCGATGTTGTTCGGCGCCGAGATCGTCATCGAGTCCGAAGTTGCTTCGCCACTCTGACGAATGCCGTCATCGCTGATCGCACAAGCCTTCCACGTCACACCTCCGATGGTCAGGTTCTCATCGGCGTTCGTGTACCGCCACACCGCTGACCCGAGGGTGAAGCGGTAGAAGCGGATCGGACGAGCCGAGTCCAGCGATGATTCGTAGGCGTCGTAGCTCATGCGAGATCGAATAGAAATCGGTAGTTCGTCGCCATGCCGATATTCCTCAGCTTCGTGGTTGGCAGCAGGTTTGACGCGGCAGTGTATTCGACGAGGTATCGATCACGCTGAATCCGGTAGTGCAGCGACGTGCCGCGCAAATAGGCGAGGATGATGTCCGAGTTCTGCGTCTGCGAAGCACGCTTGTCATCAAGGCTCAGACGCGGATTGCGGCCAGTGGTCAGACCTGTGCTCATGACGTACTGACCGACCGACGAGTCGTACCAGCGCAGATCGATTCGGTTCGACCCCATGCGAAAAGCAAGTGCCGGCCGCATGTTCTGGTCGAACGCGAAGGCAAGCTCGTTGGCACCTGCAACAGTCATGTAGTTGATGACAGGTCCGCCGTCCCGCTGCAGATAGATGGCGCCCGTGTTGTCAGTCCAGCATCTCCAGCGGTAGAGATTCATCCCCTGAGACGCGTCGAGAATATCGACGCCGCCCATCTCGAAGTCTTCGATGTCGGATGTGCGCTGGATGTCCGGCGACAACAGGAGCGCCGAGACAGGGAACGCCGAGATTGCGTTGCTCGGGAACATGTCAGCGACGCGCCCAGGAGTAGGCAATCTTCAAGCGGAAGATCTTTGAAGCCGTTTTCTGGATGACCGGCGATACCCCTATCTGAACACCGCTGTAGGTTAGCGCTATGCTAAAAGACTGAATGAAGTTCGCTAGGTTGCCGCTGTTCAGCCCCCATTCCAAAGTTATTTCTCGACGTTTGCTATTTGCGGAATAGTTATCTACCGTAATCCTATCGGCCTCTGAGAATGCCCCTGATGGTCCGCCGATCAAGGTGCCAAGCGGACCGTTGTAGGCTCTTGTGAGAATGTAATTCTGAAGATAGGCCATTCCCGCATTTGGAAAACTTGCGATGGAATACGCCTGCGCGATATACATCTCACGCAAAGTGAACGTGTAGTTCGTACCGGAGATGTTGATCGTCTGAACCGTGTCCGCTTCGCTGACGTAGACTCTCAACTCATAGGTGACGTCCAGCACTTCTGTGGACAACACGGTGATGCTTGTTGGCGTTCCGTTGCCGTCCTTGATCAAGGCTCGCGAGAACAACGTGGCACCAGATGAGCCCCAACCTACTCCTACCTCGGTGATGTTTCCCGCAGCCGCGCCAATTGCAAAGCGGTAGGTTCGACGAAACCAGCGGTAATACGGACTACTGCTCGTTGATCCATCGGCAAAACTGTTAACGCTGGACGTCGATGCGATCTGCGACTGCAACTGAGTATCCGTAGCGAGAGGTGCTGCGGAACCTGATCCGACTCTGCACGCTTGGATCGGCCCTCCGGTAGCCATGGACTCTAGGCCGATGTCCGTGATGACATTGTCGAACCAGTCCGCCACCACCCGATGCTGTCCAGTGACTACGTCAAATGCTTCGATCTTGTAGCGACCGGCCAGTTGGGTATTGAGTTGCATGTTGGTAGTCATACGAGTTCCGCAGAGATGATTGAGTTACTGAGATCAACGCTGTCCGTGTCCATTGTCGTCGAGATCAGCGCATTTTCCAGAGTGCCGGACAAGAGGCTGTTCGATAGATCAATCCTATCTTCGTTCTCAAGGGTGTAGCTCTGAAGCGTGGAGATGATCTCGCCACTTAGGACGCTGCTAGACAGGTCTAGCCGGTCTTCGTTCTCAAGCGTGTAGCTCTGCAGGACAGAAACAAGTTCCGCGTTGACGACGATGTTCGACAGGTCTAGCGTATCCAAGTAAGGCTGCAACTCGAAGAACTGAACAGACTGAATCGACGTGGTCAGCAGCATCTCGTCGATTTGTTCAAGCGGGTACGTCCACGATGTGACGAAGCACTCGATCGGCGGCATGCCATCGATCTCTGCCGACTTCACCACTGCAGCGTATTTCACGGCTGTCGCCGAGTCGCTCACATGGTGCAGTTCGAACGTGTCCTGGTCGAACCGCACTGGCATCACGTAGCCAACGCGCAGAACCTTCGACCGATCGATCGGAGGCACGGGAACCTCGAACGTAAACCGCTGAACCGAATTGCTGATCCGCTCGACGCTGATGACCTTGCGATAGAAGGTCGGCGTGCCGTTGTTGAAGTAGAAGCCCAGCATCTGCCGGGATTCTTGCGGTGCGCCGATGAACTCTTCATTGCCGGTGTTGACCACATCGAGCGTCAGGCCGCCAATAGAGCCGGTCGGCTCGACGTCGTGCGTCCCACTCGGAAACCAGAACCGAGCCGTGCGGCCACGGGCTTGCGCAAGGAACGACCTGTAGATCGAAGCGGCCTGCTTGCCGAATAGAACGCCACTGCCGCGAACCGAGTTCCGTGTCCGTTCGGCGAAGTCGACAACATCGGCCGGCGACGTATCGTTGTCGAGCATGAACGCCGAACGCTCGAAGCCGATCTGCAGCGACTCCTTCCGATCTAGGATGAACTGCCACAGAGGTGCGCAGTAGCCCCAAGACGGCTCGATGTGCGCGATCGTGTTGACTTGCTCGAAACGGATGCTGCTGGTGGCCAGCCGATCGGTAACGCTGACCAGCCCCGGGATCGTGTCGAAGCGAACCTCGTAGGCCGGACAGATCCTCGTGCCAGGCCCCCACGACTTGATCACCTGAGACGTGAAGGTGATCGTTGTTGCGTTCACCGAATCAACGATCAGCAGTTCGTACTCGACGGGGTCGAAGCCGTACAGCAGCACGAGTTGACCGGGCACGAACTCTCGAAAGTCGAGCGTGCCGGCCGAGAATGCTGCGCTGATGGTGCCGCTCGATAGTGGGTTCTGCAGCTTCAACTGCTCAGGCCAGAAAGGCGCAATGAATGAGCGGTTGCCGATGCCGGTGATGAAGTCATTCATCCGCATCCGCTGACTGCCCGTGCGCAGGAACTGAGCCTCCCAGGATCTCCGCGGGTTCCTGCGAAGCGACCGCCGCTGCTCTGTGCTTCCTTCGCCGTCGAGGATCTCTGACTTCCACGACAGCCGCTCTGTCACGCCGGACTTCCAGTTCGGAGTGAACGACCACACCGGCAGTGCGAGGCGACGATCCCCCGCACTTGGCACGAGGCTGTCAGCCACGTACTGCGTGTCCCACAACCAGCCGGCGCCTGCCGACGTGTAGACGGCTCGACCAGCCTTCCAGATCGAGAACACGACGTAGCACGATCCGCCCAGCGTAGAGAGCACCACGTCGAAGCGATGGGCCCCCTCACGGACGAAGAAGTCGGCCTCGATGACCTGTCCGCTGGCTTGCGACGAAACGATTCGCCGACTGCTGATCAACTCGTCGCCAATCCATGCAGAAGCCGACCCGACAGCGCACATCTTCAGCGTGTAGGTCCCGCCCTTCAGCAGCAGGTTCTTGGCGAGGTAGTACGTGCCCGCTGGCGTGCTGCTATGCGGTGAATGGACCGGCAGCGCGAATTCACCGCTCGTGAACTGAGCGGCCACCGCACTGTCTGGGATGGTGATCTGGTTGACGATCGAGGCTGCCATGTCAGTTGTCCAGCAGTTGCTTTACGCTGGCCTTGTTTCTGCGCAGGAACGTGAGCATAACGTCGTCACCTTCTGCGCTTGCCATGGCCTCGGGCACTTTCGCCCGATCGTCCACCAGGATGTTCCTCACTGCCCGGCCGCTCGCCGCCACACCGCCATTCAACATGTGCCTCGGGTCGTTCCGCGTGACCACCTCTTCGTTCTTCTGCAGCACGCGCACGACTTCGCTGTTCGAGAGGCCCGGCAACGCCCCGATCCCGCCCGTGTGCATCTTCGGGATGACAGGCGGCAGCACGAACGAGCGGGCGCCACCAGAAGGCGATCCGGCCATGCCCCCACTGTGCTTCGTACCGGCCGATACGCCACCCGGCAAGCCGCCACGCATGGCAGTCCCGATCGCAGCTAGGTACGGATTGCCGCTGCCCTCCAGTGCCTTGATGATCTGCAGCTTGATGATGTAGAGCGCAGCGTCCCTCAGCATCTTCGCGAACCCGAGGGCCGCTTCGCGCGCCATGGACTTGAAGCCGTCGCTCACCGACTTCTGGCCGGTGATGATCTCCCCGAGCGTGTTGACGATGCCATCCAACGAGTTCGACAAGGCTTGTGCAGCCGAGCCGATGATCGTCTGTGCAAGACCGGAGAACGCCTGCTTCGTGTTCTCCGTCTCCATCTTGATACCGCGCACCTTGGCGGCCAACTGATCGAGTTGCAGCAGCACAGCCGGATCGTTCGTCAGAGTGCGCAGCGTCTCGATGTATGCCAACAGCGCAGTCGTCTGATCAATGATCTGCTGTTTGTACTGGCCATTGATCTGATTGATCTGTGCCGCCGCCTCTTCGCTAGTGATCAGGTTGAGTTCGAGTTTCTTCTGCACCTCGTCGAGCAGGATCTTCCTCCGCTCGATCGAGATGTTCAGCGCATCCTCCGCAGACTTCATGTTCGCCTGAGCGTTCGTTCGGTCAGGCCGGTTTTGCGTCAGCACCGTGTTGATGCGTGAGATGAGAGCCTCGTAAGCCGCAGGATCGAGAATCGACTTGATCGACTCGGCAAACGCCTTGAGATCGCTGGCAGCCTTCTCGACGCCGATGCCGAAGACCTCGTTGGTGTCGATGACCCGCTGTCGGAACTGCTCCTGCGTGATCTGGCCGTTCTCGTAGAGAGCCTGAATCTCTTCCAGCTTCTGAGCACGCAGACCCTGCACGTCGGCAAGGTTCTTCTCCAGACGCTGCAGTTCTTCGGTCTGGACCTTGATGCGCTCGACTTCCTGCCGCTGCCTGACGAATGCGTCCAACCTCGCAGTCGCCTCTGCCCCTTGGCCCGGATTGAGATCAGCCAGTTCATCGATCTTCTTGCGCAGCTTGTCGTACTCGTGCGAGACGGCATCGAGCCTCGCCTGCATCCGAGTCGCGAACGAAGCCATGGGATCGATCCGAGCCTCGCGATCAGCGAGCCTGTCCTCGACCGCGGACAGGTCGCGTGCCACTTCCTCGATCAGTCGCTTGGTCTTCTGTGCGCGCGACTCGGCAGCACCGGCCTGCTGGTTGTTGAACTTTTGTTGCTCGATGAGGCGAACCTGCGTGATCTGAGCGTCGATCTTCTTGATCGCCTCGGAACGCATCTTTTCGTCCTTGACGTTCTCGTTGATCGCGTCACGCTTGGCACGTAGCTCTTCCGTGGCGATGCGTTGCCGCTCTTCAAGTTCAGCCTTGGCGCCCTTCAGCCGAGCGGCACGCCCGGCCTCTTCCAGCTTCTTCTGGTTCTTCTCCAGATACTTGTTCAGTTCCTCGACGGCTTGCTGGTCGGCATTAATCCCGGTGCCAGGGTTGGGCGTGCCCTGTGCGGGCGGCATCTCCCAGTCCCCTTGTCCGCCCGACTTTCCACCGGCCAACTTCGCCTTCTCTTCACGCGCCCGCTTGGCACTATTCGAGAACTGGTCGAGCACATAGGAGCCGACTTCCCAGATCGCCCAGGCCGCTGCGAGCAAGGGAACGGCACGACTGAGCGTTTTCACCGCAAGCGTGAGAAGACCGACGCCACCGGCAGCCGTAGAACTGGCCGCCCCCGCGGTACCGATCGCTGCCGCTGCTGCAGTAGTCGGAGCGACCATCGCACGGACAGAAGTCACGACTGCAGCCGCAGCGCCTGCCAACGTCATGAAGTAGGAAGCCAACTTCAGCGAGATGATCGCGCCGAAGACCGTCTTCACGGTCTGGAAGTTGTCGGCCATGAGCGTGAGCAGATCAATGATCAAACTCAGAGCGGTGCCGAGATCTTGCGCAAGTTGCTTTCCGGCCGGACTGTTCAGAAGAGCCGACAGGCGATTCAGGAAGTTCGTGAATGCCTCGGTGAAGCCGGCATCCGCCAAAGCCTTCATGAAGTCGTACTTGGCAGTCTCGAAGCGATTGCTTGCCTGCACCAGGCCAGTTGCCGCCGACTCGACTGCGGTGGCGTTGCCCTTCGCCATCTCAGAGGCGAGGTTGATCAGAGCGCGTGAACTTACGGCCCCCTGCTCCATTCGCTTTGCCAACTCGGCAACTTCGATGTTGAGCGACTTCGCCAGCTTTGCCGCCGCACCGGGTAGGCGCTCGGCCAACTGCTGCGTAAGCTCTTCGGCACCAATCTTGCCCTTGCTGATCATCTGTGTCAGCGCAAGCATGATCCCGCGGAATTCGTCCTGAGTCTGTCCGGTTCGAACTGCAGCTTGCGAGAACTGCTCAAAGATGTAGCGTGATTCCTCGACCGTGAAGTTGGCCTCGCGTGCGGCCATCAAGAACTTCGAATACTCAAGCGCAGCGTCTTTGAAGCTGAAGCCAACTCGGTCGGCCTGCTCCCGCAGGTACTGCAGTTCCTGCGCGGCACGAGCCTGGTCGCCGTTGAACGCTTCTGTCAGACGGTTCTGAATCTTCGCGTCATCGCGCACGGTCGAGAGCGTGCTGCGCACCAGATCCAACGTCGCATTCAGACCGATGTAAGACGTCGCGAGGGCCAGCACCTCACCGCGCAGTCGCTGCATGTAGGACAGCGTTGTCCGCTCGCCCTTGTTGATCCGGTCGATCTTGCTCCCGGCCTCTTCGTGTGCGGCACCGAACTGCTTGACTGCTCCGGTCGCACGGTTCAGCGCATCACCACTTGCCTGCACGGCTGCGACCAGCCGCTTCTGGGTGCCTGCGATGTCGTTGGTCTGGATGCCCGCAGTGCGCAGCGCCTCGCGCAGTTCACGAGCCTTGTCCGTCGTGCGCGCCATCGCTTCGGCGGCCGAGCGCAACTGGCCCTGAGCCCCAGCAAGACGCTGCACGACGTCGTTGCTGCCGGTGCCTGCGCGAAGTTGCTCGGTCAGTTGCGCGACCGTCTGTCGAGCGGCCACGTACTCGGCCCGAGCAGACCGCAGGGCGGCAATCTGGCGTTGGTACGCATCCACCTGACCAGCGATCTGAATCGCGGCCTTCTGAGCGTCCGACAGGCCGCGCAGCAGCGTCTGTGCCTCCTTCACCGGCCCGCGAATCGCGGAGACACGTTGACCGAACTGCTCGACGGCCTGCTCGACGCCCTGGATGCTCTTCAAGGCGGCAGCGGCCGGGTCGGCGATGTCCTTCAGGCTCTGCGCAAGATTCGATTGTCTGGCCGGGCTTCCGCTGGCCATAGCGACCGCCCGGTAGCCACGAGCGGTCTGCGCAAGCTGATCCGCCAGCGCACGCATCGCCTGGCGTTCCTTGTCGGCCGTCTCGATGGCCTGCAGCCGCTCGGCTGTCTCGCGCTCTTTCTGCGCGGCCATGGCCTTCTGAAACGCGATCAGGTCGGCCTGCGACTTCGCCAGTTCCTGATTCTTCCGGTCTTCCTGCTCCAACAGACCGAGCCAGACCCGCTCGTATTCGATCTGCTTGTTGCGCGAGGCGATTGCGGCACGCTCTTCATCAAACTCACGCGCCTTCTTCGCCGCGGCTGCCTGTGCATCGGCAACCGACTTGATGGATGCCGCGAACTCGGCTTCTTGGCGAGCCGCTTCTGCCACCGACGCGCGATGGGCACGCACATCGTTGTCGAGCGACGTGATCGCAGCGTCTTGCCGCTCAAGCGCCGCGTTGGCTTGACCGATAGCGGAGACAATGCGCTGTTGCGCTGCACCGACCTCGGAGACAGCGATGCCGTACTCGGCAAGCCGATCGGTCGTCGTATTGACGCGATCCTGTGCGCGCTGTTGAGCACGCTCATACTGCGCGATAGACCGCGACAGTTCGTTGAGTTGACGCGCCTGTTCCTTGGATGGCTGCGTGTCGCCGAGTTGGGTGACGAACGCCTTCTGCGCTTCCCGGGCCTTCTCCAGTTGGCGGCCAACCTCTTCGAGCGCCTTCGACTGCTGCTCGTAGGTCTTGATCAGCGCACCTTGGCGCGCGAGGGATTTCGCAGCATCCTCGATGCGACGGTAGGCGTCCTCCAGTGCCTTCGCGCTGCTCTCGCCACGCTTCGCCGCTTCGAGTTGATCGTCCTGCGCCTTCGCGAGCGCGTTCAGCGCAGTGACGACTTCATCAAGGGTCTTCTGGGAGTAGTCCCGCGCCCTGATTCTGAGTTCGACGTCTTTGGTGTCAGCAGCCATTGCGCAGGCCCTTCAGTATCGATTGGAGGTTCTCGAACCCAGATCGATCGCTTGAGAGGGCCTTCGTGACAACAGCATCCAGCAGCAGTGTCTCTGTGGCCAGCCGCTGATTCACCCGCTCCCGCGCGATCTGCGCTTCCTGCCACAACACGACGAGCGGGTATCGTCTTGCGTGTGCGTGGCCTTCCGCGAGTAGGAAGCTGGCATCGCTGCGCAGCGTCCTGTAGACCCGCTGTGCCCTTGTCAGGTGGGAGAGTCCGTCTTCTTCATCGCCGGGACCAGCGTCTGAAGAAGGCTGCCCAGACTCTCGAAGAACTTTCGTGCGCCACCGGCTTCTTCGAAGGTGAGTTCGAGGATGCTCTTCACGACCTCGACCTGGACCGGCAGCGGCATCTTCCGAGCCTTGTCGATCTGGTCGGGCTCGTCGGCGGCCAGCGCAATCGCATGACCAACCAACGCGGGGGCCTCACGAACCAGCACCACCGCGAACCTCGCCATCTCGGCCACCCGCTCGTCGGCCGCACGACTCTCGTCGTACAGGCCAAACAGCGCGTCGATGTCCTTGAGGTAAAGGTTCATGAGCACGGCAATGTCGTCGAGCGACAAGCCGCGAACTTCGACCGATCCGCCACGCCGAAACGCGACGGATCTGGTCAGCGGTGTGTAGTCCGCGAGGCCCATTCAGATCACCTCGTCAGGCCGCGCGACCGTCGATGTAGACGCGCTCGGTGTTCTGGTCACGCTTCAGGCAGGTGAAGCGGAAGCCCAGCGTCTGCCAGTCGGCACCCTTGAGGGCAGCGTCGCCATCGGGGATCAGGTTGACCAGCGGCATGTAGAAGTCGGTCTGGTCGCCCGTGGTGTTGGCCGAGACGAAGCGCAGCGCGCAGCGGACCTGACGGTCCTTCGACACCACCGACGTGCGGGTGCTGGCCGCGACGTTGTAGGTGACGACCAGATCGTCATCGTCGGCGATGCCGGGGGCAGCCAACTCGATGTAGATGCGGCCGAGTTCGATGTCCTGCGCGGTCTGCGTCCAGTTGCCCGAAGCGGTGACCGGGGTGCCGCCCTTGGTGACGCTGGTGACGGTGGCCTTGCGCACGCCGGTCGGCGTGCCGGCGCTCACGCCCAACTGGAAGTAGCGACCGCGACGCACGTCGGTCAGCGTCTGCGTGCTGCCGGTGGCCGAAGCGGTGTTGACGGTCTGCGCCCCCAGACCGAGCACGAACAGGTTCCACTTGTCCATGTTCATGTCTTGCGTGATCAGGCTGCCCGAGGCGTCCACCTGGGTCAGTGCCTGCTCGATCAGGGTGTTGATGCCCTCGTCGGCGTCGTACGCGTCCTGCGTCTCGGACGCGACGGTGAGGTTGAACTCGGTCGTCTGGGCGAAATACTGCTCGCCATGGCCGGTGGTCGTGCCCGGGTCGTAGACCTCGATGAAGACCTTGCCCTTGCCCTTGGTGATGTTCTGGTTGCGACCAGCCATGATGGATCTCCTTGCCGATAGGTTGACGGAATAGCCGCCTGTGGAAAGTCAAACCGTAGTGTACGGCTGCCCGACAGGCATTGAGACGCCCACCCGCAAGGGCAGGTAGAAGAAGGCCACCGATGACACCCCTGTCTCCGGTGGCCGCACGACGGGGGCCATGATCTCGAACCGATCGATCAGGCCCCCGAGCATGTGATGTTCTGGGTAGAGATCCCGGCCGGCCGAATCGACCGCGCCGAGCACCAGAGACAGTTGCGACTCGACTGCGGCACACAGGGCGTATGCGGAGTCAGTCGGATGTAGGGGATCGTCCTGAACGACGCCTTGCACGAACAAGTTCCACATGTCCGTGCGACCGATGGCATCGTCGCGCGTGAAGACAGCGTTGATGTCGGTCTGCGGTGCCTCCACGATCGAGACGAGGGGTGCGTCCTCGATTGCGTCGGCGCCGATCAGCATGACGCCACGGCGCACCTTGCCGGCCAACGTGAACGCATGGACGCCCGTGATCGGGACGATCGAGGCGATCAGGTTCTGCAGACGCTGCAGGATCAGCAGGCGGATCGGTACAGTGGTGGTCATCTGCTCAGTCGCTCGAACTGACGGAAGAACTCAGCGGCAACGAGGTCTGCCACTGGCATCGAGATCTCGTCGGCCACCTGACGGAAGACCTGATCGACGGATGGACCATAAAGCAGCGCAACGCGTCCGGGCACAAGCCAACTCTTGTGCTCCATCTTCTTGTTGCGCAGCTTGTCGCCAGGCTTCACGCGAACGGCAAGGCCGACGTTGTACTGATCCTGCGTCAGCGAAGCGCCCTGACGCAGCCGCACCAGCCAAGCACCACGAAGCACGGTGGTGCCTGCGTCGCGACCGACGCGCACCGAGATTCCCGGCTTGTTCAGCGGCTGGCCCTGTGCGAACCGGGCAAGGCTGGTGGCCCGCTTGCGTGCAACGATCGAGCCTTCGAGGTTGTTCGGCTTCGCGAACTTCTTCGGTGCAAGACGATCGCCGGTCAGGTAGCCCTTGGGGAAGGCGATCTCTTCCTCGATCGTCTTGCGGGCGAGGTTCAGGCCGCCACGCTGAAGCGTCTGGTTGATGGCCAAGGACGCCGCCTTCGCGGATATCTCGGGCACCGTCTTGAAGTAGAGCGCCGCGTCCGACAGACCCTCGATCTCGACAAGCGTGGTCACAGCGACCTCACTGACCAGACTTCCTTGATGGGTCCGTCGTAGGGATGACGGGATTCCAGGCTTAGAACAGTGCCGTCACCCAGCACGACTCGTCCGAGTCGAACGGGAACGACGCTCTTCGAAACCAGTTCTTCACGATCAAAGATCACGGTGTCGATGCCGACCATCACCTCCGGATAGCCGTCATTCGACATGTCGCCCGCCAGCCCCATCTTGTGAGGCTGGCGAACATTCAGCAGCGTGCCGACGCTCGCGCCAGGCGCGATGTAGCTCGCCTCGACGGACATGGTGTCATGCACCACGCGACGGGACATCGCACGAGCGTCGGCAAACAGGCCGGCCATGGTCAGAGCGACTCTTCGCCCTTGCCGCCCTTGCCAACCTTGGCGGCCGGCGCCGAGGCCGGGGCCGCAGCCGGGGCCGGCGTCTCGTTCACGGGCGCACGCAGCGCCGACCCGAGTTCGGCGACCTCGTCGTCGGTGAAGGGGAACGGCTTGCCGATCGTCGGCACGACGGGCTTGCCGTCACGGTGCAGCACGATGGTTTGGAGGGGGATCATCTGGGGCATGTGGATCTCCAGTTCGAGGTGATGGAAGTGGCGAAGGGGTGGCCGCAGCCACCCCTATCAGGTCAGGTCGCGACCTTGATGCTGTAGGTGGCGTCCGGCTGGCCGGGCACCATCAGCGGAGCGCCCTGGGTCATGAGGTACTCGACGGACGGGTCCTCGTTCTCCCAGTTCTTCGGGAACAGCGGCAGCGGCCGGTAGCCCGCGCTGCGGTCCTTGATGGCGCCGAAGCAGCGGACACCCTGCACGGCTTCGCTGACGCCGACCACGGTCTTCTGGTCGAGGAAGAATTCCTCGTTGCCCGTGTCCGGATCGATGTACTTCGCCGTGTTGACGTAGCACTCCAGCCGGCCGCCGCCGTTCGAGCCGACGATGGTGCCCACGTACTCGATGCCTTCGAGGCCATCCAGCATCAGGCTGACGTTGGTCCCGTAGCCGCCGCGGTAGTTGACGTCCATCATGTCCTTCAGGTTCACGCGCTGGGTCAGCATGTCCCAGGCGTCGGCGCCGAAGATGTGACGCTGCACGCGCGCACCGCTGCGGTTGTGCGCGTTGACCCGCATGATCTTCAGATCGTTCAGCGGGTTGGCGGTGGACTGGTCCCACTTGGCGGCGCCGGACAGGGTGCCGGTCAGCGACGCGTGACGACGGAAGTCCACGGTCACCTCGGGGTAGTCCTCGCCCTTGACGACGACCTTGCCGGTGATGATCGCCTGCGCGGCCATCCACTCCCAGCGGTTCTCGTGCATCACCCGATGGCGGCGCAGGAGTTCGGCGATGACCGCATTGCGGCGCTGCTCGGGCGACATCGAGCCGCTGCCCAGCGTCTCGCCGGCCATGCGCGGGATGACCATGTTCGGATCGACGACGTGCTTGGGCTTGACGTAGGCCGGCTTGAACGAGTACGTCTCGTAGCCTTCCATGCCCATCACGCGGCCCTGCACGTTGGGCACGACGAACGGGGCCAGCTTGCGATCGTCCACGAACACCTTGTCGAAGGCGACGTCCTCGGTGTCGAAGTTGATCTGGCGGTTGAAGAACTGCAACCAGAAGCGCGAGGGCGTCTTCGTGACGCGGAGCACTTCCAGCAGAGTGGTGGTGTCGTAGATGTTGCCAGCCATGATGGTGGTTCCTCTCTCGGTGTACGTTGAGCGTTCGGACGGTCAGGCGATGCGGCCGACCTTGACCGTGCCCGTGCAGAACGCCCGACGCTCTGCGTAGGTGTCCAGGGCCGCGTTGTTCGGCCAGATCAGGGCTGCGTGGTTGAACTTGCCGGCGTTGAAGTACGGGCACTGCTTGCCGGTGGTGGTGGCCTGCGCCACGATGACCAACTGCGCCGCGGTGTGCGTGCCGACGACAAAGGTGGTGACGCCCGTGGCGGTCAGGGCTGCCACCTCGTACTTGGCCAGGTTCGCCAGGGCCGGGGCCGCGTCGCTCTTCGGCGGCTCGTCACCCGCGAAGATGAGTTCGGGGGTGTAGGTGCCGGCGAGGTCGTAGCCGGCGATGTCGTTCACTGTCATGGTGAGGATCTCCTTGAAGAAGAGTGGTGTGACTCGACTGCCCGCTTACGCCTTGGCCTTGTCGTACTTGGTGCCGGTCATGGCCGCGTGATCGGCCAGGATGCGCTGGGCGGCGGTCATGCCGTCACCCTGATCGGCGCCACCCGCATCCGCACCCACGTTCGGGTGCTTGCTGGCGTCCATCACTTGCTGGAACGGGTTGACGCCGGCCTTCGGCGCCGCCGCGGGGGCGGGCTGCTCGACCTTCTCGACCGAGGCGGCGGCGAGGATCGACTTGGCCGCGTCCACCGACAGGTCGGTGTTCAGGGCCAGATGGTTCGCCAGCTTCTCGCGACCCTTGGCCTCGTCGCAGCCGGTGATGCCCGCGATGCGGGCACGCTCGGCCTGACGGACCTCGTTCTGGGCGGCAGCGGCATTGTCCGTCGTGGCCGGCCCGGTGTCTTCTTTCGACATGGATGATCCCTTTCGAGATGGTTGAGACTTCGAGCCGGAAAGCTCGCGGAGAAATGCCACCGCCGCTTCGTTCGGCGACATGACGGCATCGATGAGTCCGAGCGAGAGGGCCTCGTCGGCACGGAAGGTTGCTGCCTCGGTTGATTTCGCAGTGCCACCCTTCAGGTTCCGGTTGCGATCGACCAGCGACGCGAATTGCTCGCGCCCCTTGTCCACACCGGCCTGGATGTTCGCCCGCACGCTGTCGGGCAGAGCCTCGTAGGGGTTGCCATCGACCTTGTGCTTGCCGCTGAAGATGTAGCTGACCTCGATGCCCCACTTGTCGAGCATGCCGGCCATGTTGACGTGCATCGCCACGACGCCGATCGATCCGGCGCCGCCCGTGGGCGTGACGACCATGCGATCGGTCGCGCTGGGGATCGCATAGGCCGCGCTGTAGGCGTTCGAGTCGACGATCGAGAGCATGGGCTTCTGGCCGCGCAGACCGTAGAGCCAGTCCGAGCATTCGAAGCAGCCGGCCGCCTCGCCACCGTAGGAGTTCACATCGAACACGATGCCGGCGACTTCGCTGTCGGCCATCGCAGCCATCACCTGACTGCGAATGAAGTTGTAGCCGGTGACGCTGCCGTAGCTGCCATTGAAGCGGTTGATCAGCGTCCCGCTGACCGGGATGATGGCCAGACCTTCAGCAAAAGCGAACGGCTTTCGCTGGACCGGAGCGTCAAAACCCATCGCAGCGCAGAGTTCGGCTCGACGGGACATGAACTGCTCGTGTCCGTCTTTCTGGCTCACCGAAGCCAACGACTGCAGATCGGCAACCAGGCCCGTGTACGACGGAGCAATGGCCACCTCCCGCATGTTCATGCGGCTCAGTGCTTCTCGCGCTGCGTATTCACTCATGTTCTGCCTTGCGTATCGACGATCGCGAGTGTATTCCAACTCGGTGAACTATCACCAATCCGTTGAACCGCGGTTCAAACAAAGTGACTCGGTGACTGCGCGGCCACATGCAGCGGCAGTTCATACGGGTCGTAGCGACGGTGGTCTTCGATACCCAACGCCCGGCCGATACAGGTACAGCAGACTTCGCGATCGTCCGACGCGTTGATTGGCAGGTATGGAAAGACGAACGTGAAGAGCAGCGGGATGCTGTACTTGATTCGCTCACTTGTCGGCAGCAAAGCCTGACGCTCGAAGAACTCACGGGCGGCATCTTCACTGAAACGCGGATCGACCTTCCTGAAATGCCACTTGTCGTCCTGAAACTCGATCCGCTTGAGTCGAATGCCCTGGTCGATGAAAGAGCACGAGCCGCTCATTCCGTCGCTGAAAACAAGTTCGTTGTGGCTGTACGGAATGCGCAGCCCCAACTTGACAGCGCGGTTGAACAGACCCTGAGCACCGGGCCTGATCGCCGTGTAGCTCGCAATCAGCACAGGATCACTCGGGCTGTTGTTCGGCCTGCGCTGGCGGCACCATCGCATCGAGCGTTCGCGCGACGAGGCTGCGTCCGGCCGAATACTGCCAGCCCATGAACTCACCAGCGGTCATGGTGCGCGACGGGTCGGGCAATCCGGTCAGATAGTCGTGCCACACGATCACGAGCGGGTTGGGGCCGCCCAGATCAGCAGGCGTGAAGTCCATCGACAGCGGAACAGGCGATACATCGCCGATGACGATGGGGTTTCCGTGCTCGTCAACGACGACCTCCTGCAGCCGCATGTTGATGCGACCGTAGCCAGGGCGCGGGTAGGTCCACGACCCCTCGCTGAAACGGCCGGCACGCTTTGCCGGCGCGTACTGCCACGCGATGTTCTGAATGGGGGTGACTTGATTGCTCATGGGATACCTCCCGTGGTGGTGAATCAATAGATCAGGCCGACAGCCGCCGCGTCTTCGCGGATGAGGTCAGCGAATTGCGACTCGCCGACGCTGTTGGCATCGACGATGTGCGGCACCCAAGTGGCGAGGCGGCCCGTGTAGAGCAGGCTGGCGGTGCCGTCGAGGTTGCGGCCGAACGCGTAATAGCGGTAATTGCCGAGATTTCCAGCCCCTTGGTCAGATGTATCGAACCCGACAAGGGCGCCGTTTACGCGCAACTGTGACACGTCGGCAGGTATGTTGCCAATGCCCGTTATCGCGTTGATGACTGGCGCGGGGAAAAGTGTGGACGCCGATGCGATGCCGTTTGCTGCCGATCCCGTACCGCGCGACCGGAAGCGATACGTATCGACCGAGCGCGCTAGCATCTGAAGGGTGCCGCTGTTTGCGTCAGAATCCGACGACATTTCGGCAAGAATCGACAAATCATTACTCAGCTTCGCCGTGACGCATCCAAGGCGGGCCGAGTTTGTTGCCGACAGATCCAGCGTCCCGACCGTGTGAAGACCCGCGTTGCTGGCCGCTGCCGCGCACCACACCGGGAAGCCGACATGGTCATAGTCGAACACGCCCCCGGTGCCGTCGCCGACGCGCTGGTATGCCGGGTAAGCAGGGCCGGTGTAGATCGAGAGGCGGAGGTCGGCGCCAAACAGCTTTATGGTAGTCGCAAGCGTGTTGCTGAAGATGCGGCTATCTGCACCCGTGGCGATGATTCCAACTCCTGCGCCAGTCACAGCAGTTGAGGTATTACCGACAGTTATCAGCCACCATCCGCCGCCAGCACTTACGCAGGCGGGCGACAACACAGTGCCGGCTTGAGCCGTGATTGCGCCCGTAGACGCATTGAAGTTAACGTATGAAGTTGCGTCACCAGTCCAAAATATCTGGAAGAACGAACTTGTTCCAGCATGGACCCAAACCCTGAACGTGGAAGCCCCGCCTAGAGCGGTCAGAGCCGAATTGTTCAGGACATACTTGCTGCCGCTTGTACCGTCTGCGGTATATGTGCAGCCGCGAGATCCGCCGAGGGGATCGGCTTCCGTGGTGCTTGTGATGCTGCCGCGGTTTTTGGCCCAGTAAGCATTTCCAAATTCCTCCGTCCGCTGCAGCAGGTTATACCGCCCGCTCGGCCGCACGCCGCCCGCGGTCGGCGCTACCAGTGGGTACGCGGGGATTTCTTGAAAGGTGATGTTGTCAGTAAAATACGTATCCCCGACAAGCATGCCATTTGCGCGCACGCCGACGTAGGTTGTCGACGCGGTAGCGGAAAACACCACAGAGACAGTTCCACCAGTGGTCGTTGGGCTGCTGACGTGAGCCGATCCGCCATCCGAATTGTTGCTGGCGAAAAGAAACCCATCTGCAGCAGTTGTGCCTTTACGGTACGACGCCGTCAGTCGGTAGGTCTTACCAACCGTAGTGGAAGTGGCGATACTGACAACGATACCGGCTCCAGTGGCAACCGTCTTGGTGTACTGGCACTCGTTGTTGACATTAGCGATAGTGCCAGGAGACCCGGATGAAGATGCCCACCCCGTCGTGCCGTTGCTGAAATCCCCGTTCGTGACCAGATTGGCCCCGAGCCAGGACCAGTCGTAGATGACTTCTTGGACGGTGATTGATGCCAGCTCGTAGAAGTCGCCCGCGCCCATTGACGTGCTGGAGCACCTGATCACTGGCGCAAACGATGTCGCGGTG